TATTCTCCTGTTTAATATAAATATACTCGAACTATAAAAATGGTTTTGATTGTAGCCTCTACAGGAATTGAACCTGTGACCTTCGGATTAAGAATCCGCTGCTCTAACCTACTGAGCTAAGAAGCCATCTGTTGCTTACAATATAAACACTCAAATGACAAATGAAACGTTTTTGTTGATAACCTCTGGAGGTTATTCTAGCGCAATATAACCTTATAGGGTTATATTGTGGTCCATATAGGAATCGAACCTATTACCTCTCGCTTATCAGGCGAGTGCTCTACCGTCGAGCTCATGGACCAAATGTGGGTTGCACTAGACTTGAACTAGCATCTTGTCGCTTTACAGGCGAGGGCTCTACCAATTGAGCTAACAACCCATTAAAATGTGGAGCATACAGGGATCGAACCTGCGACCTCCGCATTGCAAGTGCGGCGCTCTCCCAACTGAGCTAATGCCCCTTCTATTGTTGTCGCACTGAGTGGGCTTGAACCACCAAATCTTCCGGATATGAGCCGGGGGCTTTACCATTTAGCTACAGTGCGATATGCAGTCGATACAGGACTTGAACCTATAATAGCAGGATCAAAACCTGCGGTGTTACCATTACACTAACCGACCATTAGTCACGCATACCGGATTCGAACCGGTGACCTTCGGGATGAAAACCCGACGTCCTAGAACCAGACTAGACCAATGCGCGTTAAAAGAGAAGAGGTACCGCCTTCCACAAGTTTAGGCTTTCCAAAGAAATTAGGACCGCTGATATCACCCTCTTCTGAATGTGGTTCAGTGAGGCAAAGATAGAGCAGGCTTGTCGCCCTAGTAGGTCATTCTCTTAGTCCCCCGGGCCGGACTTGAACCAGCATCGCATACGATTTCACTGTACCGCTCTACCAATTGGAGCTACCAGGGGATGTGGCTATGGTTTTTGAATAGAACCACAGCTCTAAACTATTTAAATCTTACCAGTACCAGCCTTTGCAATTAAGCTTTGGATCGAATTCATATTCTTCCCAATCTTTCCATGAGTTGATTTTTTGCATTTCGTGTCTGGCTTTTGTTCTGTAATCATTGTTTAGCATTTTTGCATACCAACTTGGTACGGGCCATTTTCTACCAATTCCAGTATCAGAATAGTATTTTGCAATGGCTATTTTTTGATCTTCCTCACTTATAGGCAACCATTCCCAGTAATAAATGTAATAATGTTCTTTGATTCGAACACCTACTTTTACATAGTCGTGAGTGACATGTTGTGGGATTGGTCCTTTTTTTCTTCTTTGGGTCTTACTCATTTTCGGTCTCCTTGATTTAGTTTAACTAACTAAATCGACCGATTCCTCCATTGCTCATAGCATTCTCCTTATTTTGTTTTTTGTATTCCGAGTTGATAACCTCTTAAAAATATATTGTAATCATGTGTGTGAATTGTAAGAAATTCTCCAATTCCAAATCCTGGGCTATCAATTAATAATTCACTATCGGGATTTGTCCATCCAAAATCATCAAAAATCATTATGCCATTCACATTTAATAATTTATCTGCCCAGTATGCATCTATAAAAACATCATCAGATCTATGACTTCCATCAATATATATGAAATCATATTTTCCTTTAATATCATGCAGCATACTCTGTGATTCACCTTCAACTATTGTGAAATCAATTTTGTCTCTGAATTTAGAAATATTATGTTCAAAATTTGATCTGATATGACTTTCATTTTTTGTCAAATTATCTTTTGCTCGTTCCATACCTTTTTCTTCTAAGCTTCCTTTGAATGTATCAATAACTGTATATTTTTCAATTGTTGGTACAGTATTGCATAGCCAGACAGTTGCTCGACCTTCAAAGCATCCAATTTCAAGAACCGATTTAATATCACCTTCATATTTTTTATAGCCATCGATTGCTTCAGTCCATGCTTCAATATTCTGATCAAACCATTTTTCAGTCCACTTGCCATCTTTAAATGCTAAATTTTCAGTCATATATTCTCCATTTTAAATTTGTCCCAGTAGAAGGACTCGAACCTACAACTCCATTAGGAACCGGGATTACAATCCGGTGTCAATGCCTGGATGACATTACTGGGTGGGGTGCACGACGGGATTTGAACCCGCATGAGGATATTATCCAACCTGGGCCACGGCCAGGCGCATTACCTATCTGCCACATGCACAGCAGGACCGAGGGGACTTGAACCCCCAACCTCCGGATTGACAGTCCGGTGCTCTAACCAATTGAGCTACGGCCCTATTTTAATTTTGGATCCTTTGTATTGTCATTTACATGGGGATCTTTTCTTCCACGAGTTTTTACATGTCCTCTATCTTCAAGAACCATCTTAACTTTTGCTATGTAAGCTTCTTGAGCTTCAATGAATTCTTCAGTGTCGTTTTCATACCAGCTATTATAATTCCATTGTGGAACTCTAATAGCCTTATAATAAGCTAACAATCTTTGATCAGTCATTTTGTCTAACTGTTCGAGAGTTTTGTGTCCCCATGCTTGCATAATATAACCTTTCATTTAGTTTAATGGACCAAGTAGACCAGGAGGGATTCGAACCCACAAGACCATTACGGTCGACAGGGCTTAAGCCTGTTGCGTTTACCAGTTTCACCACTGGCCCATTATTTAATATTTTTTGCTCTATATGTACTGCTGTTGAATAATCTTCAATGTTAGTAATTATGAGTTGAGCATTCTGAGGAACAGGAACATAAGCAATTCCTCTTTTGAATTCGATTCTCATACAATTTCGAATCTTATCAATAGCGTTTTCAAATTCATCACGCTCCATTGTGAAATTTACTCTTACTTCATAAAGTTCCTTGATCATAATATAACCTTTCTTTTTATTGGTGTGGCATACAGGACTCGAACCCGCAACCCCAGATTGGAAATCTGGAATGTTACCATTACACTAATGCCACGTTTGTCCCAAAGACAAGAATCGAACTTGCTATACCAGACTTCCTGGGCCCAGCCTCTACCATTAGACTTCCTCAGGTTTTAAAAATGCCATGTTGCTATTTCTTTCATCGGACGAACCGTCATTGGAATAGCCTCCGTAATCTGGACTGGCAGCTCAACTCGTCGAGGTAGTAGGATTCGAACCTACGACCCCTTGCTCCCAAAGCAAGTGCGCTAACCGGACTGCGCCACACCTCGATAATTCTACCCTATTTGAATATATCGTTTGGCCAATTGATATATTGGTTCAAATAGTTTCCACTTAAATCTTCAACATTGAGCGAAGGATTCGAACCTTTGGTAGCGCTGTCTAATGACCTCTTATCCAATATGGCCCATAGGGTGTCTACTCAACTCATTTTTAAGTTTCGTTTTGTACCCCGCCCAGGACTCGAACCTGGAACCAATGGCTTAAAGGGCCACTGCTCTGAGCCAATTGAGCTAGCGAGGCTTAAAGTTTTGAGGTTGATTCCAACATTGTCCTGCAGAACAAGATGGCACCCCACGGACACAATAAGCTAGTTCCATATGATGAGTATCCTCAACCTACACACTACGACCCGTTGCCCACGTTTTTGTTGCAATGCTCCGCCACTTGGATTCGAACCAAGGACATCCGGATTAACAATCCGGCGCTCTAACCTGACTGAGCTATGGCGGAATATAAACTCCCTAAATTCCAATGATCTAGGGAGCACTTCTTTATATCAAAAGTATTTGAGCACGGGGAAGCATGTCCTACTTTAGGGTGTACCACTTGGGTGTCCTGTTTGAGGGTGTATGTGTTAATCCGTGTCATCCCATTTACTTTATCTTTTTCTTCATTGCCCTTATTGTCAAATAACTTTTTACCTTATTAATCTAACCCCAGTGTAGTCAAATGAAACAACTAAATGAAATTAAATTATGTACCCCGAACAAGACTCGAACTTGCACCCCCTTTCGGGGACTGGTGCCTAAGACCAGCGCGTCTACCAATTCCGCCACCGAGGCATTCTTGGATGGGAGTAGAACCCATTAATAAAAAATTTGTCAAAAAACATCTGCGCTGGACACAGGCCTCGAACCTGCAACCTGAGGTTTACAAAACCCCGGCTCTACCCACTTGAGCTAATCCAGCAAACAAACTAAAAACTGCGTTCTCTTTTGTGGAGTCATTAACGCCTGACCTCACTGCACCACAACCTGTACTATGCAGGATCTTTTTGGGAGCACTCGTTCTTAGTTTTATTTCAAAAATCTATTTACTTGTCAATATACACACAATCTTTCAAAATGAAACAACTGTTTTAAAGAGCAATAAAAAAGGCAAGAGGTTTAGTTCTTGCCTTTTATGTAAATCTATATGATTGTATTAATCGTTACACAAAAGGCTCCCTAGGTTGTTCGTCATTGCGAGCAATGGCATTATGTTTTGGTGTTGAGACACTATCACATAACGAACACGCCCCACAACCCAACCAGAGTTGTCTACTAAAATAACGGGATAATATGTTTGTAATTCTTTTCATATATATAAATATAACGTAGTTTTCAAAAAGCCTAGTTTATTTTTTCCTTTGTCAATTATTTATTCTTCCTCTAGCTGGACCACTAAGTAGTCAAACTAGAGGAATTATTATTAAATATCATTCCATTTAGTACATCCCAGGCATTCCACCCATTTGCTCCATTGGCATTGGTGGCATTTCTGGAGTACTATTATCATTTGGAATGTTTGTAACTGCACATTCAGTCGTTAATAGAAGACCGGCAATTGATGATGCATTTTCTAATGCTGTTCTTGTCACCTTTGTAGGATCTAAAACACCAGCTGCCATTAAGTTTTCAAAAATCTCTGTTTGAGCATTAAAGCCAAAGTCAGATTCTCCCTCTTTGACTTTCAATACTACCACCGAATCTTCCCATCCTGCATTCTTTGAAATCTGCCTGATTGGTTCTTCAAGTGCTCTCTTTAAAATATCCACACCAAGTTGTTGATCTCCAGAAAGTTCAAGATCTAAAGCCTGTGAAGCTCTTAATAATGCAACTCCTCCTCCTGGGATAACGCCTTCATCAACAGCTGCTCTTGTTGCATGTAAAGCATCTTCAACTCTAGCTTTCTTTTCCTTCATTTCAACTTCAGTTGCTGCACCTACATTAAGAACTGCAACTCCTCCAGCTAATTTTGCCAGCCGTTCTTGAAGTTTTTCACGGTCAAAATCACTAGATGCTGTTTCAATCTGGTTTTTAATTCCTTCAATTCTTTCAGCCAAAGCTTCCTTAAGACCTGCACCATCAACTATGACGGTAGTATCTTTAGAAATAATAATGCTTTTTGCCTGTCCTAGCTGAGTTAGATTTGTATTTTCAAGCTTAAATCCACCTCTTTCAGATATGATAAGACCACCGGTTAAAATAGCAAGATCTTCTAAATTCTTCTGCCTTTCATCTCCAAATCCTGGAGCTTTTACACAGGCTAATTTAAGTGTTCCTCTCATTACATTAATTGCCAGTGCTGCCAAAGCCTCACCCTCAACTGATTCTGCAACGATTAATAGAGACCTACCTTCTTGAGAAACTCTTTCAAGAACTGGAACTAAATCTTTCATTTTTGTGAGCTTTTTATCATAAATAAGAATGAATGCATCTTCAAGGACAGCTTCCATAGTCTCTTGATTATTAACAAAATATGGAGATAGATATCCTCTATCAAATTGCATACCTTCAACAGTGTCTAGGTGAGTGTCCATTGTGCTAGATTCCTCAACAGTGATAACACCATCTTTTCCTACTTTTTCCATAGCCTGAGCAATTAATTCTCCAATGCCTTCATCGCCATTAGATGATATTGTTCCAACCTGGGCAATCTCATCTGAGCTTGTTACTGTCGTAGTCTGTGATTTGACATATTCGATAACCTCTTTTGTTGCTTTATCAATACCACGTTTTAGCTCCATTGGGTTTGCTCCAGCGGACACTAGTTTTAATCCTTCAGTGACAATAGCCTGAGCCAGAACTGTAGCTGTTGTGGTTCCATCACCTGCAATATCTGCAGTTTTTGATGCCACTTCCCTAACCATCCTTGCACCCAGATTTTCACGAGGATCTTCTAGTTCGATTTCCTTTGCAACCGTTGCTCCATCTTTTGTCATTAGTGGAACCGTTGGTGTGTCAATTACAACATTTCGACCCTTAGGTCCCAAGGTAACTTTAACAGCGTTGGCTAAAATGTCAACTCCTATCTTAAGCTTTCCTCGTGCATCTTGATTAAATTCTACATACTTTGCCATGTGCGCTTCCTTTGTCTATTTATTTTTATATTCATCCACAACACTTTTCTTCTTTTTGAGATGTGGATACTGTTTTGTGATCCAGTACTCAGCCAACCATTTAAGCAGTAATAGAAATACAAACCATGCTAATAATATTCCTACATTTAATAGTAGCCATGCAATAAATTCTGGAGCCATTAAAATTCTCCGTCAATTATGTTTAAGAAATTCTTGCGAACCATAGTTGCAATATCTCCATTAAGCATTTTAGTTAATAGCTTACGTTCCTTCTTGTCTTCCATTGAGGCAAGCAGAACTTCATCTTCTTTAGTGTGCTCAGTAATAATATCCTGAGTCATTAATGCAAGAAGTTTTCCGAAGTCCTTGTTTGTCACATTGCCAAAATGTGAAATGACATTACGAAGTCTATTCTCGGTAACTCTGTTTGATAGTAATAAATAAACATCTTTTTGTTCTGAAGTCATTTTTATTTCAGCCTTGGGAACACGAGTCTTATTAGATTTTTCAGACCATTTTTCATTCTTGTTTTTAAGAATCACCCTTGAGCCATCATTCAGATACTGTGGGATTATGGGCTTTATTACTAGTCCTTCCATTACATTATTCTCAATAGGAGGAAGACCATGTAATCTCACACCAACAATTGATTGACCTTCATTAGTATAAGCCATCACTTCTTCAAATGTTCCTTCAACAAGAATAGGTGCAACGGGCATTCCAATGAGAGCCATTAAAGCCTCAAAGCTGCCGTCAGGAACAAATTCACCATTTAGCTTCATATCAAATGCAGCAAAATGATTCCCAGGTGCATAGTAGATTCCCTTCTGAACCTGTTTACCTTCTGGATCTTTTTCAACATCGGGATGAGGATAAACACCACCATAGAGCTCTCCATAAATAGTAAACTCTAGAGGTGTTCCATCCGGAACTGACATTTCTAGAGATGCTGCAAGGATGTGAATTGAATTAATATAGCGGTCGTAAATGACATCTGATCTAAAGAATCCAATGTGTTCAATTGGCTTTAAGTATGCTGATCGCTTTCCAATTTTCACTTCACCGCCATTATATGCAAACTGGAAATTAGCACCATGAATTTTCTCACGGCCTCTCCATATTCCTTGAGTATGACCTTGCATAATGTAGTAGTTTACAGTCTTTTCTCTGTATGCATTATCGATGCTTGAATATTTTTTAAAACTCATAATGCTCCCCTCTTATGCTTGAAGCCCAGAATACTACTATATATGTTATTATGCTGACACCAGTTATCCATGCTAGCGAAGCTATGAAAGGATATGCAGTTATAAATAAAGGAGACATAGATACGCACCCTAATCCAAATATTCCAGTCAATAGTTTTCTACCAAAATTTCTTGTTGTTTCCATATTATCCTCCTAGTGTATCTCGAACCTTTTGTTGATTTTGATAGCCGATGAGATCTTTAAGCTCTTCAAGAGTTACCAAGTGATGTTTGAATTCATCTCTGTCACCGTATTCAATTACTACATTATACGACTGGTTCCATCCAGATCTGAATACGAAAGTATTCGTTACATCTTCCGGGTTCCAGAATTTTAACATTGTTGGTTCTGTTACTTCTATTGTCATTCTAATATTCCTTTACTTCTGAACCTGCCATCCATCTGACAAGTGCGATTGCTTCTTCTGTTGTTTTTACAATAATATCAGCTGTTGATATTACAAATGGGTGAAATAACATTGTGCCTGCCAATTCATCTCCTATGACAATAACCGTTGTTGCTGGATCATCATAGGCCCATGCTAATTCAAATAGTGTTCCAAGGACAATCTTCTCATCATCATACTTGTTGAGATCTGCAATGAGAACATTTGCCTCTTTAACCATGGCTCGATCCTTACTAACAATAAGCTTACCAACATCTGATTTGTACACAGACATCAACGCCTCTTCTCCTGTAAGAGTCTGCTTAAATGCTTCATTCAAACTAGGATCCAATATAACAACGTTTGAACAATCTGAAACACCTTTTGTAAATAGTTTTCTCCACTCGACAGTCCTTCTGTCTGGAGCCATTTGCCCTGCTAGATATATTCTATAGTCCATTATTTAAATTCCCTACTGCATTATCAAATCGCTCAACGAACTCATCAACAACACTCTGTCTTCCTGTGACAGTTCCAATTATACTTGAACGTCTCCAAGAATCTGATCTACTTTCTATCTTAATTTCAATATGATCCCAGAGGTGCACATGGTACAGCATATCATTTACAAAGCGTTTAGAACCATCGAATGAAAATCTTGCTGAACCCTGTTGGTTTTGGCGAACCTGCTCTTTAGCTTCTTTCATTCGCTTGACTTGATCATCGCTAAATGTTATGCTACCTGATATTGCATGTTGTTCGCTCATATTATTTCCTTTCAAGCTCCAATACAATAGTGCCTTGATTATTTTTGAAATGAAGATAGTTTTCAATTTCTACTTTCTTATGCTCATATGGATCGCTTCTATCAACATAGACCACTTCTGATTTTGAGTACCAATGGTGTTTGATTTTTATCCGCTCAGGTGTTTCATCTTGAATATCAGCTCTTCTAAACTCTTGCCAATTATAGCGTATATTATTTGGCACGGCACTACCATAATTATATGTTTGATACCCAAATGGAACCCACCCGAGAAGCGTCTTTTCTGCACTCACATTGTATTCATATACTTCAACACGACGTTCCAAACCTGCAGTTCGCTCGAATAATCCATGGAGCAAAAGAAATACTGCTCCAAGAAATAGAACTCCAAATACGACAGACAAATTCAATAGCGTAAACATTAATCATCCTCCTTAAGAATCCCAGGTAGATTGAATTTTGGGTCTTTAGTTAATACGATACCTTCTTCTTCTAAATCAAGACGATCAACAATGTCATCAAATGTTAGATCACAATATTCATCTTCCCAATCATCTATGAAATATAGTCTATTGCAGTTATTAATCTTGCCAAAAAGAATTGGATCTTTTTCACGTTTGATCTTTTTCTTTTCCTTTTCAGATACACTGTTTAATTCTGGGTCATGATGAACTACAACTATTTCGTCGAATAATTCTAGTTTACGAGCTTTATCCAATTTCTTCTGTGGTCCTGCAGGAATAAGACGTGTGAACTCTGCGACCGGTGTCACATGAATTTCAGCATTCCTTCGATTCTTATTAGGATCAGTAGATGCAATGAATTTGTCCAGTAATGGTTCGTCAATGAAATATTTGAAGTTAGCACCATAGATTTGAGTTTCCTTTAATAGTACTTCCCATGCTGTGAATGCTTGTTCTGATAATGCTACCTGACCTGTCTCTGCAGCCTTATTTACCATTGCTTCAGCTCTCTTGAGCCTTGCTTTAATTCTTCGATGTTCAAGAAATGTTAGATTCTTTTTGACCAGTCCAAAAGCAAATCGAATAGGTGTTCCTTTTTTCTTCACAACATCCATTGTTGTATTGCCAGCTGAGATAGATCCATTTATTGTAACTCCATCAGCCCATCCTGCTGCTGTTGTACTATCAATAAAAACACCTCCAGTTCCAAAGGAAGTAAATGATGTATCATGAGAATTCGTTCCCCATGCAAATTGTGTTGATTCTCCAGCCATGTTAGGCCTCCTTAGCTTTTCTTTCTATTAAAATTTCTTGATATCGCTGTTCGGTGATTTGATCTGAATGATATAATTCGTCAAGCAGTTTTCGTGAACATGTCAAAACGTTCTCTGTTGAGATAGAATATCCACTTCCGTCTGGTGCCCAATTTTTAATTTTCATTTCATCTCCCTCTCTGTTGACAATCTTAAATCTTTCTGGATAATTTTCAAGCAGCTTCGATTGTGTTGGTCGCTTAATATACCCTTCAAGCTGTTTAATGTAAAGGTATATTTCATGAGGAACTTCAAAGCGCTTTAATAATTTTTCACTATCTCTAACTGATATTTCGTTTGTCATTATATAATAATCTCCTTAAGATGTCCAATTCGTAATTCAGGAATGACCAATGGTTTTACACCGGCTAACTCAGATGCATCTAAACAGAATGACACATCTTCACTTGAATTATCCCGATAGTCTCCGATTTTTGTAACATGATGTCTAAAATATGGATATTCCATTTTCTCAAATACCGATGAATGGATCCTGCAGAAACCAAAGCCAACATAGTCTACCCTGATTGGCTCTTTTGATTCCATGATTTCCTTCTCATTTAGAAATTCCATCGATCCATGTTTCTTAAAATGCTCTTCGTCCCACCTTGCTACCATCGCTTGTGGATTTCTCTGACCTGCAACGTCTTTGATGTACCAGCCACTAATAAATTTTTCTTCTTCATCATACTCAAGAAGTCGTTTCACATTACTCATCGTATATGCTTGATCGGCATCAAACCAAACTAGCCATTCAGTATCTTTGATCAGCTTGGTGGGATTAACAAATCCTCCGCCTTTAGTTGCTAGAGCATTTCGGGCATCTACATGGATCCTGTTTGGAATGGTATATATCCTAGCACCCACTCTTTTAGCAAGATTGTGTAGTTGTAGAAGTTGGGGTATCAGCTTGCCCGAAATGCTATTCCCAATTGGTATGAGAAAAGCGTATTTTAAATTTTTATCCATTTTCTATTTCAATGCCTCCGATAGAGTCTCTGGTAATGTGCCAGAGCTATAAGCTTCCTTTTCTGCAGCATCGCTGCATTCATGTGTATTAATTATTGAATGAGGATATTCTTCGTGCAATCGAATAAATTCATCTGTTGGTACTGAATGCCCTTCATATCCTTCCTTTTTCCCGTCAAGATAAACTACGACCCAATCGCCTGCTTGAGTAGAGACGAGATCTATCCTAACTTTTTCAGTTCCTTCTCCAACCATTTCTTTCTCTCTTTCAATTCTTTTAATTCAAATTCTTTTACCTGAACTTTGGAAAGGGGAACAACACCTTCTGCACAAGTAACACACCAGAACGTTCCCTCGTGTAAAACTGAGATGCCAAAATATTCATGGTTCTCGCCACAATGTTCGCAATATGTATCGTCGTCATATTTTACTATTAATGACATTTTACAGCTCGCCATCCTCAGTTAATACAACTTTTAGATTTGACTCTTTGACCTGCTTGATTTCCCATTTTGTTGGTGAATCTTTTAGCCATTCTGCAACTCGTTTGATTGCATACTCAGGTGAAAGAGCTTTTGGAACCAGAACATTTTCACGTGTTTTCTTGATCTTGATATTGCCCTGATTGTCTTCGTTTTCTACTAAAAACACTACCATAACTTCTTGCATCTTATTCTCCTTGTTTAATTTAAATATTCATTAAAATCTTAGAAATTTATTTTTATTATCTCTTCTTCAGTCTTCTATCAGCAGCTTTTGAAGCACTATATGCATCTGGCTTTGCTTTTCCTACATAGCCCTTAGATGTAATGTACCCTAAAACAGCTGCCATTACTTCATTCGATAAGAATCTTTTATCTTCATTGACATCAGCATGTACTTCATCAACAAGATATCCCAATTCCATTAACTTAGGTTCGAATACATCTGAAACCATCACGCTCCAGTAAACTTCATTCCAAAGTCTAACACGAGCAAGTGGTTGTTTTTTCAAACCCCTTGGAATGTCAGTTTCTTTATTTGCAAAGTAAATTCTAGCACCTTGAGAAACTCTATACATTACAATAGCAACTACGTACTTGATTTTACCCTTCTTTGGGTACACTTGAGAATCAGAACCTAGCCAAAATTGGATATCGTCGTAGCCATTTTCGATTGATTCATCGACGTCTTTTTGAATTTGTGCCATTAGATCTGGTATTGGTGTCTTGTAGTCAAATCTCCATTCTAGATCTAACCAGAATTTTTTATCTAACATGATAACCTCTTAATGCAGTAAGTGTGGTTTTGCCTCCATCACTCCTGATTGTGATATTTCAACTAATATTGCCTGTGCTTTAAAGTCTCCCATGCTGTCAGTACCAACATAGCTCATAGACGATTGTAGTCCTTCTATAATTTCGTTTACTATTCTAACCACGCTTCCTCTATATGGAATAGTAGTAGAATTTCCTTCTACATTCTTTGTCTCACCACGATCTCTTTTTGAATCAGGTGAAGCCGATCCTCTATAGGATTTGAAAAGAACGTCCTTCCCATAGGTACCACTTTTATGAATAGCTCCCGGAGTCTCTCTTGTGCCTGCTAGCATTGATCCTAACATAACACAGTCTGCTCCAGCTGCTATAGCTTTTGCAACGTCACCTGGAGTTCTCATGCCTCCTGTTGCAATTAGTGAAACTTCTGGATCCATAAATTCGATAGCGTCTGCCACATCTGAAATTGATGTGATCATTGGTATTCCTACACCTGCTCTAATTCGTGTTTCACATAATGAGCCACCACCTACTCCAACAACCAATCCATCTACACCTGCTTTAATAAGTCTTTTAGCTGCTCCGGATGTAGCAATTGTTCCTGCCAAGATGTCAAAATCATATTCATCTTTTAGCTTAACCAATAGTTCAATCATATCAAGAACAAGCTGATGATCTGCATGGGCTACATCAATCATTAAAAGATTAGCTCCTGCTTTGAGTAATGCTCTGGCTCTTTCGATATTGTTTACACCAATTGCAGCTCCAATAACTTTTGGCAATACATTCTCAGGAAGATATGGTTTCTGAAAAGTATTTCCTATTCCAACGTGCCCATCGTGATTAATCCATGTCACCATCTTGCATTGCTCTTCAATAGACATAAACCGATGAATTATTCCCAACCCTCCAAGATAGTCCATCTGAACACCCATTTCAGTTTCAGTGATAGTGTCCATCGGGGTTGCAATGATTGGAATTCTCATTTTAAAATTACGAGATAGCTTTGTCTCTACATTGCAATTTGATCTAGATGAAATAGTAGAAAATTCTGGCTGAATTGATACGTCATCAAATGTGTAGGTTTTCTTAAGAACATATCTCATCTATTTACCCCACTTGCCCCTATCGACAATTTGTGCTATTATTCCATAGACTGACATATCCATAAATGCATCAATCATTGGTTCATTTGCTGCCGTCTTATCGTTGAATAGAATATTCTTGAGCCGCTGAACCTTATCATTAATCCTGAACCACAATCCCATCCATGACATCTTCACCTCTTCAGGTGTTTCAAGGTTGGTTCCGACAGCAATATTTGAGGGACCGTAATCCCATTGCTTTAGACAAAATGTAAGATACTGCTCTTTAAGAATATCTTTAAATTCGCCAGTCATTCCTGGGAATTTTTCTTCGAGCATTTCTACAATTTCAAGATCGCTTCACTGCTTTTTATCTGATTTTTCGGTTCCCATAATCTTTATCCTTTATTTTTTAATTCTTCTCTTTTCTTTGCCTCAGCAATTCGTGCCTCTTTTTGCTTTTGTGCATGTTTGAGAAGTTTTATTTCTTTCTTTTGTGCTGCAATCTTTTTCTTTTCAATCCTTGCCTGTCGAATTGGTTCTGGATCTGTTGGTTCTCTTTTTCCCTTGAGCTTGGGTTGTTCAACACCTTTGTGCCAAACCGTACCATCCGGATCAACCCACTCTTTCATCCAACGCCATCCCTGAACCCTCTGTACCGTAGGTTTTGAATCTCCAGTTTTCATTCCAGCCGGTGGTCCACATAAAACCTGTGTACACTTCCAGCAAATTCCTCCAGTTGCTCCAACATCTATTTTCAGATATTCTCGATTACACTTAGAGCATAGCACCTCCTGAGAGACGCCTTGATCACTAAAGGCTCCAAAGTGTGTTGGACCGCTGGCCTTATAGACCTTGCGTTGGTGAATTTTTGCTGGTTTTTTGATTTTTCGTTTGGGCATGTCTACTCCTTATTTGTTGACCTTTCAATATAACCCTTGGAGCGTATAAAGTAAAGGCCTAATTTATGCCAATACCATCAGCGTCGCCACCTTGAGTAGTTACTTCGCCAATTGTCATACGTTCAGGTTCTGGAGTTGGTGCTGAAATTTCTTTTGGAGCTTCTGCCATGTATGATTCTTTGAGATTCTTGAATTGCTTATTAATCTCATTAGCAAAACCCTGGTCTTGTGGTTTCTTAGATTTATACATTTTTCGGAATTGTTTCTTATTGATCCCAAGCTCTTCACATATCATACGTATGAACCTTCGTTCTAGTTTGAATAGTTGCTCATGTGTTTTTGTTGAGTTTTTTGAATTGGATGTTTCTAAAACAATTGTTTTGTCTAGCATGTCCATCGGTTATCCCTTTATGTTTAAGTTCATTGTTAAATATAAAGGGATGACTGGTGAATTAATTTTTATTTAGTCAGGTATGTCTTTCTTTTTTGAATATGCATTGATACCAGCATAAGCTGTGATCAGCAAGAAGTATGAAGGTACGATTATACCAATGAATGAGTATGCCTGAATTGGCTCTTGTAATTCGTAGCCTGTAATGACATATTCAATGCTAGCATCTTTAGCAGATGGAGCATATGTAGGAACAGTCTCGGTTAGACCAAATGTCCATATGACCGACATGAATGTCAAGAATGATGCAAGGATAACAGATAGGAATTTTCTTCCACCGAACATTATAAATATTTTACTCATCATTTAATATCTCCAAATTGTGACCATCTATCACACCTTTTTCATATGCATCTTCAACCTGCTCAATTGTTATTGGGTGATCTATTGTATCTGGCGTTTCTGTTCTAATTATTGACCCAGCTAATAGAAGAGTTGTCATTAGAACACTAATCAAAGGAATTCACATTGATTTCATTGTCTTTTTCATATCTCTTATTTCTTCTTTTAATACGGGAATTGCTCCAGTTTCTGCATGGTGATCGTCATGTAGTATGGCAACATTTGCGTCAATATTACCGATCTTAGTTGATAATCCATTGTTCAATGCTTTAGCTGTTTCTGCTACATTGCCACTAATTTCACCCATTTGTCGATTGCTCTCTTCAATGGCATGCAGTATATTCTGATTTGTTGTGGCATAGTTTGTAATAACTTCTATAAATTTGCTATTTTGTTCACCGGCATCAGACAGGGCATATGCCATCATGTCCTGCACTTCTTTTCTAGCTTCTTTAGATAGTGGCATCTTCTCTAACTCCTTGTCTACTTGAATGAAATTCTTCATATAAGATGTTCAAATGTTTTGATTTTTCAATAATGTTGTCAAGGACAGAATTGTCAAATTTCATCCCTACGGTTTCGTGAAACATTCGAGCATGTTTTCTACCCAATTTAGTGGCTTTCGTTAAAGTCATACCAACAATCGTTTTTAATAAGTTCTGATTAATCGGCTTTCTAAAATATCCATCAACTCCAGCTGTGATCAGTTTTTCAAATTCAATTGGAGTCACATCTGATCCTGTGACTATAAATATTAATGCAAATACTTCTTTTTCATGTAACCATTTCACAAATTCTGGTCCAGATTTCTGTGGTAAATTTATATCAACAAAGAATATGAAAGGTCTGTGATCTAGTTTCCCTACTAATTCAATTGCTTCTTCTGCAGAATATGCATGTGCTAGTTCACAATTTCCACCACATAGATTAGTCTTTTTCAATTGTAATTCTAGTAGTGTGTGGATGCTCTTATCGTCATCAACTATCATTATATCGCACATAGATTATTCCTCGCACCAAGCACTACCAAGAGATAGAATTGCATTATCTGCTCCAGGTACCACTTTCATTAAATACGTTTTTGTAGAATCAAAAATAAATGAAAACACTTCATTACCTGGGATTGGTGAATTTTTTGTACCTGCACCAATGTACATATTTGATAATATACTTCCACTATTTGAAACTGTTGGTCCAGCAGACATTTTCATTGAGCTTGTTATTGCCGACGTTCTATTTAGATTTACATTTTCTAATAGCGAGCCAGTTGCTGAAACAGTTGGGCTTTCATAGATCCAAAGCTCTGTTCCTACCGACACATAGATTTCTGCTGTGATATGTGTTGAATTATCTGGCGATGGAACTGCGTATAACATATTGATTGATTCTGATGGTAGTGCTTTTAATACTGTTGTTGTAATAAACCTTGTTCCATCTTCAATATTAGCTTCAGATGTTGAAGCAACAACTTGTGCGCCATGTGGTGTCAATTTTGTAGGAAGCATTATAGATTCCGATGCAAGAGGAGTTATCAGCCCACCCATCATTCTGGGTTGTTGGGTTGTTCCACCTCCCTCTTGTGATATGAATACTTTATCTATTGTATGGCTGCCCATGATTTATCCTAGTTATATATTGCTGTAAATAGTATATCGTTTGAACCACTTGTTAATGTTGCTGCAGTACTTGAATTGAATACACCAATACCATCGGTAAGTGGTAGTCCAGTTGAGCCAAATGTTATTGAGAAGTTTGATGTTGCTGCCACTGCTATCACACTAATTGGAATTGCACCATTCAGTGGAGCGGTTGAGAGATTGTGAATTTGAACAAATTGAGCGGCACCTGAATTATATCCAGTAAGTGAACTTAGAAATCCTGGGCTCGATTTTACTACACTTCCACTTGTCAATGCAGTACTATATGCTGGAGCTGTAACTAATAAAGGATCATCGGCAAAGCCCATGACCTGTTCGCCCTGACTATTAACTTTAATTGGGATCATCACCGATTCAGAATTTGCTGGAGTAATTGCTCCGCCCATAATTCTTGGTGTTATTGTGCGGCCGCCTACCTCTTGTGATATGAATTGTTGGTCGATTGTATGTCTTGATGCCACGATACTTCTCCTAAAATAAAAAAGTCCCCAAAGTAATCGAGGACTATATACATAATATTTTTGGGAAAATCTTTTTGTTATTTCAAATCAAGCCGCACGTATGTGTGTGTCCTCTGCCGCTTATTAATAAATATAAGCTGGCAGAGAAAGTTAATCGTTTACAGCTACAATATTTTCTTTGAAGTGGTCTCTCTTTAATTTTTTAACGACCAGTAATGAATTGCTAATTGAATATGAAGAGGGCTCTGTTACTTGTTCTAATACATTGTTTAATGCTACAATTACAACTCCGTTATCTGTTCTGAAATTTTTCATTGTAGTAATGAATATGATGTCATGTTCATCTTGTGCAACCCAGTCTTTTGTAATTTCAGGCTGGATAGAAACGCGTTCTTCCATGTTGTATGTAGTTAGCTTTTGTTCGTTGGCGATATATGCATTTGTTTCATTAATCAATTCTTTGTTTTCTGTAATGATTGTGATTTTACTTGCCCATGGTTCGATTATTGATAATGCTTCATATAGCTCTTGAGATTCCAGTTCGTCATTCGTAAAATCTAAAACAACATGCTTGTCATATTTGTTGCCAATTACAGGAGCAAGATATTGATCATGAAGGATTGATGTTCCCCATTTTCTATTGAAGTTCCTCTCGGCTTTGTAGTTGGTAAATTTCCACTCTTCAGAGTCTTTACCAATCCCATCTTTATATCTGGATCCTCTGCATGTCATGTGATATACAAATGCATCTCTAGCTTGGATAAGCTCATAGCCCTGTAGTACAAATCTATTAAATAGATCACTATCTTCTCTTGACTGTGGACAGAATAGATGATCATGTCCACCGATTTTCCAATAATCTGCCTTGTAGAGCATCCAAGGGGCAAACATTCCACCTGACACAGTTTGATTTTCAGGTTTTGCTTGCTGAGTTTCTACAAATTTATTAAATTTCTGATATTCAAACTGATCAGCATCAAATCCAAAATTGACAATCATTTTTTCTGGCCCTGGTGGATGTAATGGTGGTTCAATTCTTGTTGCGCAAACCACTTTTCCTACTTCCAAGTGATCCATCATTTTTTCTAGAAATGCAGGTCCATAAATCATATCGCTATGACCCACAAATATGATTTCATTTTTTGCCATTTTTGCTGCAAGATCATATAGTTTTGTGATTCCAATTCGCTCAGGACCTGGGTTGAAATGTGTAGTTACATTCTCATCAGTCGCAGCTACCTCTTTGATCCATTTATCTGTGCCATCATCAGATGCATCATCAAGAAGAATTATTTCATGATTAGCATTAGCATTTTCTCTAATAGAACTGTATGCCCATTTGAGATGTTCTAGTGTATTCCTTGATGGAATTATAAACGTTACATTTTTCATTAGCTTTCCTTTATTGATTCTAATATGAAATCTTTTACATTTCGTTGAGGTTTCCAATCTAAGAATGGATTTCTATCTTTACATAGCGTGTGTGCCATCTCTCCAGAAGGACGATCTACATATTCCTTTTTAGCATTAGGGAATAGATCTACTAATTCATTTAATGAATAGTTCTCACCCCGGCCAAGCTCAACAGGTCTATAATATGGAACGTCTCCAGACATCTCAATTAGTCCTGCAACAATGTCGTCAACATGAGTAAAATCTCTTCGTTGAGTTCCGTCTCCTGTTATCTTTAGTGGCTTGCTCTTCTTGTATCTCTCTAACCAAACTCCAAGAACCGTACCAAACTCAGAATCTCCAATCATTCTTGGCCCATATACATTATAAAATCTTGCTATAGATATGTCAAGCTCGTATATCGTATGGTATTCTCTGCATAAATCTTCACACATTGACTTTGATAGAGTATATGGATTTGCAAATCTATTACCACCGACCGAAGATGATGATGCAAATATAACTTTACATCCTGTTTTTCTGGCATATTTTAATACGTTGAGTGTCGACATGATATTGTTTGTCATTGTATATTCAGGGTCTAATAGTGAAGGTTGTATTCTCGGTCTGGCAGCTAGATGATAGATAATATCAAATTTATGATCATGGAGTGTAGACTCATAGATCAAATCTTTCTCTAAATATTCACAGCCTTCGACTTCATTTCTCATATTGCCTGTTGTATAGTTGTCGATCGACCAAACACTATTCCAAGGCCTGACAAGAGCATGGATAAGATGCGAGCCAATAAAGCCAGCACCACCGGTGACTAAAATTTGTTTAGACAAGTGATTCAATAGTATAGTTTAGTGTAATACATTCGGCTGGACGATAAACTGCTAAAGTGATGTCAATTTCAAGTAGATCACCATTGCAACCACAGGGACATACTGACAAATCAATAGTATCTTCAAATATTTCTGGGTGTACTTGAACCATTGCTTCGTCATATGCTCCATCACATCCAAGAACATGGGTCGCTTCAGACCATCCTTCTATTTCAAATGTCTTTATGATGATCTCATACCAGTCCACTCGTTCTTCAAATTCCATGTCTTCAATCTGCGCTTTAATAATCGCTTTCATTACTCGTGTATAGTTTTCCATATTACTATCCTTCGCTTTCGAAATCAATGCTTGAGAAATAGTCTACAGGCATTTGAAATTTCTTTGTATATAAATTATTTACTGTATAGCTCTTCCCTGTTACAGAGATTCCTCTCAAAAATGCCTTGAGCCAGACTGTAATATTATTATGATATTCATCTCCACCTTCGATCAACTGATCGTCAATATAGATTCCTAGCACAGTATCTGATTTGGGATCGAAGTGAACTACTTTTAATTCCATTATTTACTCCATCTTTTTTTTCTAGTTATGCTTCTAACAATCATTTTATTCAATTTTTCACTTCCTACATCAAAGAATCTAGGGAAGTCTTGCCATGATGGATCCCAAATAACAAATCTATCCTCTGGCTTATATTTTTTCATCGGCGTTATTGGAATATAGGGTGCATAAACAAACGAAGGTTGCTGATAAAATTTGAATTCCATAGCGCCAAGTAGACGCTTAATATATAGACGTCTCTTTTGATCTTCATTCTCAAAATGCATTGCTATACTAACCTTAAGTTCATATGGGACATCTTCTGCATATTTGCTTTCCCACTTATCAATGAGATCATAAGCCGTGAAATATTCATTAATATAAGAAGGCGTAGTTTTCAAATGCTTACATTCGACTTGTTTACAGATCCAACAAATGTCTTCTTCTTTTGGAATTGAGAATGATCCTGTTACCATTGTGTTATCCTTTATAATAAAATCCTATAGGTCTATTTGTACTAGAGTCAATCCATTTTTCACCATCAAATTCAGCAAAATATGCACTACATGTTGCTGGAACAATATAGACACCTTTTTTATCTGGGAATGGTCCATGGTATAATTGTTCGCTTTCAATAGTTCCTACAGATATTGATTCCATAAATAATTTATATTCGATTCATGAATTAAATGTTGTTTCTCTATATTGTTCCATCTTCTTCCTCCAATATCTCATAAAATAATCTAGTCATATAATTTCTATAATTTGGTTCATTATAGTTTGAATTGATAAAATTTACCTTTGCTAATCTACTACATTCATCATAGAAACCTTTGTCAGTTTTTAACTGTTTTAATAGCTTTGCAGCCTTACCAAGATCTCCAATGTCAATAGACAGTGCTGGATGTAGATTTCTTTGAGTATCAAGATCTTTATATCCAATACATGGAACTCCAAGTGCTGCACAATTCATAGCAAATGTACCAGCTGCAAAAGTTCTCATCAGGTGTATTGCATATTTGTAATGATTGAGCTCCATGATCCATTGTGTCCAGTCCATATAAGGGAGATGATTTATCCCCCAAAGCTCTTCATTTTCCTGACGCCTACCCATTGAAGGCATTACAGGAGTTATCTCGGCTCTCTGTGCTACAACGAAAGAATCAAATCCTCCGTACCAACTTGTAAATCCTCCGCCAATCATAACTTCTTCTTTTCTTTCGATCTGCATAATTGATTTGATACCGGGATCTCTCATTGTTGATGGCATAATATGAACATTGTTATGCCCGACCAGCCCTTTAAAATATACATGATCAACCTCATTATGACATAAAATAAAATCCGCCTGTAATAAATATTTATAGTATAGCAGATTATCTTCTGCTGAATAGTCTTGAAAATACCAGTTTGGACCCTCTTGCATTACTCCGACTTTGGTTCCACTCTGTTGGAAATAGTCGAACATTGTTGAGTCGATTTTTTGTAGAGTATTTGAGTTTTTTGGTAGAATTACTATTGCGATATCAATCTCTTTTCCAAGAAATTTTTGATCGGTTATGCAATAATGTGTTGCTCCTAAAGCGGTTTGCCAAGCAACGTCTGTTCTTGAATTTGAAAAGTTTTCCGGATATTTTCCATTTAACTTCGTTTCCGAAAGGAATGCAATTTTCACTGTTACCTCACAATCGTGTCATATAACTCATTTTGTTTCACTTGTCTTTCAATACTTTTATTGTGTACCAAATATAGACGATGGTGTTTTTCCATTGGAATGCTGCCATATGATTCAAAACCTACTATGGTCTCATGAACCTTGCCTTCCCAATGTAGCCCTGGTTTGTTCTTATAAATTCTTGCTTGATAATCTGGGTAATTGATGTCACCGTCTTTGTCAACTCTCCATCCCCATTTAGCAATATGACCTTCAGTAAGACCCACTACTCTATTTACTCTAGGAATATAAATCAAATCAGTTTCTTGATTTTGTGGGAGCATGAGCATTGCATATAGTGTATGGATTAATTCTTCAGTCAATATCTCATCTGAGTCTATATTGAATATCCATCTACCCATTGATTTTGAATTGAGAAAATTCTTCTGCTCTGAAAAATCCTTTTCAAATTTCTTTTCATGCACTCGATCTGTAAAACGGTTGCATATTTCTACCGTCTTGTCGGTTGAACCACCGTCAACAATTACTAATTCGCATTTGCCTGGGTGATGATCCATAAATCGCTTGATGCTTTCAAGTGTTGGCGTTATGATATCTTCGTTGTCCTGTACCATCATATTGAATGATAGAAATATATCTTGCATTATGTTTTCCATTACTTTTCCTTCTTATCTTGCATTGTCCAAGTCTTCAATAGACCGTCTGGTCCTGTTAATCTGTATTCCTTTGGACTTAATTTAATTTCATTGGCAAGCTTTTTCACATAGCTCTTACCTCGACCTTTTTTCACATATGCAAGTGTAATGTGAGGGCTATATTTTTCATGGGTTTGATCGATACCAAAATTTTCAGCTATCTTGTAGTTGATCATTTTGAGTGCCTTGCTTGCAACTGGAAATATAACTACATCATAATTCTCACCTTCAGGCTCAAATATGTCAACACGATTAATAATCACCGTCACAATTTTCATGGGATAGCAATATAGTGCCAACTTTGTCCATGGGATATCTGGTAATCCGTAGATGATTGTTGCATGAGGATGCATTTCAATTCCATAATCTTCGTGATGATATACATCCTCAGGCTTAATTACTCTATTGATAATAGATGTCCAATTTGTTATTTTGAAATCCAGCATAAGGCAGCCGGTCTCATAGTTTTGTCCTTGCATATTATTTTCCTAGATATTTTTCTTCCATTCCTTCAATGATGCCCTTAAGGCTACTCACTTCTTCTGTAAGAGCCTCATTTTCATCAAAACAGTCTGCCCACTCTTTGCCGTTTACCTTCATACATTCTCAAAATCGTTTTGAAGCTGGAGATGGATCTGCTCTATATTTCTCAGCAATAAACAATTCTCCATCTGCATTGAGTGAGAACATTATTTCAGTCTCATCATAGCAAGTTATCTTATTTTCAAACTCTGGTGCAATTGTCATCTCCATGATATTAACCTACGTGGAGCTTTTCTAATGGATTAGAATTTCCGAGTCCTATGTTTGAAGAACCAGAAAAGTACATTGTACTCATGTTAGAAAACTGTGCTTTCCATGCCCAGTCATCTCTAACGAATGTTCTGAAATCCTCTTGTGAAAGAGCGATTGTATCTTTGTCGTCTTCATCGGTAATTGTGTGAAACTCTAGCATCTCAATTGCTTCGTCATAATCACTCTCATGAGATTGTGGTAGTTGAAGATTTGTCAGTGCTTGAGTATTGATGTATATTTGACCAACATTCCAATCATCCATATCGTCAGATGACTCGATTGTTTTTGCTCGTTTCTTATATGCGAGTGCCGTTTTTTGAGCAGCTTTTGCCATCTGATCCATAGCATATTTTGCAATGACGTGATAATCCAGAACAGCTTGTTTGTATTCTTCTATATGAACTTCACGATTTACCGTCAGGGTCTCGATTAATTTATCTTTTTTGATTGATATTGTATGTAGCATAGTGCCTCCTACTGCTTTTTAAATCCTTTTAGTTTGCTTAAGTCCAATGAGCCACCCTTTGTTAATTCTGGTAGAACAACATTTGACTCAAGTGGTGGTGCATATCTATCGATGATAGAAATTAGCTGCGTCTTCATGAGATCAAGATTTTTATATTTGACAATATGATCCTGTACTTTCTTAGAATATACAAGCATGTCATCATATTTATAAAAACATTTTGTCAGCTTCTGAACTACATCGGTATCTTTTACATTTGCCCATTGTGAGCCCTCAACGATCACTTTATCCCATACGGCTGAAGGTGGAACTTTTGCTAAATCGTAATCAAACAATAGTTCATTGGTTCCTTCAAACAAGAAGTCAACTTGACCTGACCAGAATGGAGCTAAAACTGGTTTTCCAGTTGCAGCGGCAAACTCTGCCAGAGGTCTTCCATAGCCTTCACCATGTGTTAATGAAACCATAGCTTTGATCTTTGGAATATTATATAGCTCATTCATTTCAGCATCTGTTAGACTACCGTGAACAAGATAAATATTTGGCTGAGAATCTCTATCGGGGAACATGTCTCTGATTCGAGAAATTTCTTTTTCAAGTGCACTTCTATCTAGCCTTGAAAAATTACCCATGGTTGTTTTCAGTACGAGAGCAACCTCTCCCTTTTTGTAGTTAAATGTATTGATGAAATTGTAGATCAATCCATCAGCATCTTTTCTACCTTCTCTAAATCCGCCTTGCATCCAATGACCTGTATATAGAAATGCAAATTCTTCAGGCATGTCAAATATTGGTTGTAGCTCTGGCGATCCCTGTCTATGGGGCAAATCAGATTTATATCCAAGATCTTTATAGATGCTTAGATCTACACCTTCAAACAATACTTCAATAGGCTTCTGACTTCTGAATTCTCCGATTGGTGGCATGTCTGGTCGTGGTTGGATTGGAATAACGGTTTCCGAATGAGCAATCTTTGAGTGCTCTGATGGAACTATCATTACGTCCATTGCATTTGCTTTTTCAATCCACTCTTGAGCAACACGATCGGTTTCCATACCGGCTGTGATGCCAATATTTCTTTTGCCAAAGGGTCTAAACTCTAGTGGGATTGAGATGTGTACAAAGAAGTCTGGCTTGCCTTCGAATTGCTTATCCAATGTCAGATCAAGCATTTTCTTATGTACAGGATTACTTTCTTTCAAAGCATTCTGAGGTGTATTTCCCCAGTTCATTGGAACCAAATATAGATTGTACTTGTCAGCTTCAATTAATGCCTGTATGATGTCTCGACTATGTGCTCCGTACCCACTCACTGTGGTGTAAGGTGCCATGACGACCATTGTTTGTTTTTGCATGTTTACTCCTACTGGTTCAGATTGTTTTCGTTAGAAGCCTGTTGTTTATACATATTCAGGGTTCTACCATAATCAAAGATCTTATCATCTATCATTACTTTGAAATCCTTGTCTAGCATATATAATACCAATGCACGTGAGACAAACTCGTTCATACTCAGCTTGTGATCTGCATGTCCTGCTCTAAAATTATCTACTAATTGTCTTGCTGGTGTTATTGTTGTTACCATTTTATTCTCCTGATATTTATTTATCTACTTATTTATATAAATATATAATAAAATAATTAAGCATCGCCATATTGTCCGGTTTTCATGCTATCTATTAATTTATATTCATTGATGATGCTTTGAAGTCTTATCTCTCCGTACTTATTTTCAGCTGCTTCTCCCCATAGAACACGCTGATTTTTTACATCAACAAGAGCATATTCTTTAGCAATATTGAATTCAAAACTTCCATTTGCTTGGGCGAATTTTTCCAATCTCTTAATATCGGCAGCCACACTTCTTGAATCAGCTGTGATTACAATAAATACAGAGAATGCTTTGAGCTTATTTGTGTATGTTAGCACATAGTTTTTCGTATACACAAAAGGATAGTTCTTCTTATCAGTTGAGTCAGCGTAGGCGAAATTCTGCTCATCTTTTTCTTTAAATGAATTGTCCAAGGTCATAGCAAATTCATTTAAGAACCGTACAACATCTGGATCCATCTCGCCTTCTTGAGGAAGAAAACCTTCGCGTTCTTTTTCTTTATTTTCCGTCATTATCGAATACTTTCTTTTCAAGATCTGGATGCTTGTTGAGTCTGGATCTCTCACCAATGTCATCAAAGTTTCTTCTTCTGATGTATGCTTGCATTTGATCAAAACATGCAATTATATGTTTACAATATGATGCTCTATATGTCGGATTAGTTACATCCGGCATATCGCCATTACTGGTTTTTATTCTTGCCATGCCCTTCTTATGAAGAACCGTTTCTCATCTATATTTGAAATCTGGACATGAACAATTTGCAAATACAGGTATATCGCCTGATGCAAATTTTAGCCAATTGTCAACATTGATAGGTTCGGCAGGAGAAGATCTAAATTCAACCCTATATTTTCCAGTTCCCTCTTGCGAGTTAGCATTGTACATAAACACCATGCGATATCCATTGAACGCTTTAAACTTCTGAACCGTGACCAATAGCGTCTTGATCTTCTTGGCTCTTGCTTTTCTACCCTTATCCGTTCTGCTTCTTATTGTTTTTGCCTTAACCATATTAGCACTCGATTACATTTACACGTTTAATGGGTTCCCAATTTTCATCAATGTCTTTAATTGCTGCCCTAAAACGCTTGTTCATTTCTGTTACTGTGTGACCATTTTCGATTAAATATTGACGTCCTGATTCGCCTGCTTTAACACGCTCTTCTGGTGTCTTGTTGTACCAATATTCAATAGCATGCGCAGCATCAATCCAACTAATTCTATCATCATAGATATATGGAGTTGGAGGTGATCCCTGGAGGCTTCTAGTTTTTGGAATAATACCAACAGCATGATGTGAGGTCAAAAATGACTCACCATTCTCTTGCAATACTTTCCATTCATCAACTGACATAAAATCATTCTCAAAGGGAATGCCTAATTGATCTTGCATTCCACCTGTAATTGTGGCAATGATTGGAGTGCCGGCCATAAGTGATTCAGCCGTTGCCATTCCATAACCTTCATTTGAGGCAAGATTGATCGTGACATCTACTGAGTTATAGATGAAATTCAAAATGTTTGTATGAACTTTAGCTTCACTAAATAGAATATTGTGGTTTGGATATAAGTCGTTTTTCAGTGCTGCAAGATTTGTTCCATTGTCGTCGGAAACATGAGTGTGCATTAATAGCAAACATTTGTCTTGCTTTTCCTGTGGTAGTGTACTGAGGAATTCATCATAGGCATTCATAACATCACCCATCATTTTTCTTCTTACATTACGATTGTTATAAAAAATTATAAAATCATACTTTTCATATTCACCCTTGTAGTATTCACGTATGAACTTCTGATATTCAACAGACGATTTGTCAACCTGTTTAAATTCATCGTGAGGAGTGCCATGAGGAATATAGTCTATGCGCCATGGATTCTCTTTAAATTCTGGTGCCACTTCCTCTACCATTGCTTTTGAAATTTTACTGATACAACCCATCCAGTCATTCGATAGATAAAAATCTCTATTATATTGTGGTGCAGGATAGTCATCCCATAGATGATAATACATTAAGGGAACCATAGATCTGATTTCATCTTCGATCTGCCATAACCAAATTCAGTACCTTGGATCTGTAAAGATCAACATATAGTCTGGTTGTTCCACTGTGATTAAATTTCTAACGATATGAGAATCGCCATACCCTTTTACTGGGATTACTTTTATTCCATCTACTAATACAGGTTGAGGATTCGGATGATCTATTGCTCCACCAAGCTGGATTATATCAAAGTCTTTCTTTAAGTCTAAGACGATTCGTCTTGTCATTGTGCCCACACCTGATGGGACACGAATGTCGTCTGATAGAACTAGTAATTTTTTCTTTTTTGTTTCAGTCTTTTTTGCTACGTCAGTCATTGTGTCTCCTTAGATGCTTCCACTAATATTTGAATCTGCACTCGATGATACGAACTCATGCAAGTGTAGAAATACAAACTGTTTAAAGCTCATTCCTGTTTCTATAAATCTGATTTTGGCTGATCGATATAATTGTTGATCTATTGACACCGTGGTCAGCGTTTCATTCTTTTCTTTATTCATTTTTCTCTCCATATCAAACACGCCCATATATATATGTATAAATATATATGGGCAAGAAGAAATACGGTATTTATTTGAAATTAAATGTCGGTGACTGTTGGTACGCTCAATAAGAGATTTATGTCATCCAAGATTGTTTTATCATATTGCTTTTCAAATGAGTCAATCACGACTTGAGTTGGAGATCTTTTATGAATCCATTTTTGCTCTTCTACGTGTTCCTCTAAAGCCATCGACCATGAAAAATAAATCTCATTAGTGGCTTTATTGATAATATCTATCCTGAGATGCTTTGATACAACCTTGATCATAAGATCTTCATCTGGATATTTGGCTTTTACTGCTGCCAAAACTTCATGTCGTTTTATACTAGCCATTCTAATCCCTTACTCTATATTGCCATTTAAAAAATTTGTTCAATGTCTTAAATCTGATTTTGCCACATTTGCTACATTTGTTTTTCTTTGATACATTCAGTGCATGGTCAACTTGGTTAATTTCTACAATCACCCACTTATGGTCTTTGCACCACCACTGTCTAATCCATTTTAAAAACATTATCTTGGCCAGATTGTAAGAAACTTATCACTTAGCATTGACCATAATAAACGAGATGATTCTACAATGGATGTCCAAATATAAAATCCTAGTGCCAAAGCCAATATGCTACCATAAAATAATACAGTTCCTGCAATTGCTCCCATGGCTGCTAATCCAGTCATTGCGGCAAGTAACAATATAATTATTATGCTACAAATGCCATAAAATACATTCATTATTTATTCTCCCAGCATTTTGAAGAAATCTGATTCGGCTAATATTTCTACACCTAAGGAGATTGCCTTCTTTGTTTTTGATGATTGTGAATCTGGATCAGCCTGTACCAAATAGGTGAGGCCCTTCTTTACTGATGATGTGCTTCCACCATTTTCAAAAACCAATGCTTCCATCATCTTCCTATTAAATCTCTTTCCTTCAGGTGTTTCCTTTTGGATTGCACCTGTGAAGCAAAAGCTATTGTTATTAAATATATCACCGGTTGCTTCTAAAGCAGGTTTTTCTTCTTCAATGGTGACATGCTCAAGAAGCCTATTGATCTGGTTTGTTTTTGCAAATAATCTCTCAATGAAATTTCCTGATCTCTTATATCCCATTCCTTCAACATGAACCATTTGGGGAATTGTAAGAGCTTGAATTTTTTCAAGAGTATCATATCCAGCATCTACTAATCTTTGAGCCAGTGAGGATCCAAATGATCCAAGGTTCAATCCACCAATAAAATCAGCCAGAGATAATGATCTATGAGATTGAATAATGCTCATCATCTTAGTTGCCGATTTGTTCTGAACTCCTTCAAGTTGTAAGAACTTATTGGTGCTCATTGTGTATAGTTCGGCTGGGAATGTGATTAGTTCTGCATCAAAAGCCCTTTCAATAACCTTCTCACCCATACCTAGAGAATCCATTCCAGACTTTTTGATCCATTTCATCAAGGATCCTAATAAGTTTCCCTTGCATAATGGATTTTCACAAACAAGATATGCACCATCAATAATAGCAGGTTCGCTACATTCAGGGCAGCATTCAGGAATGTTAAAATGAAGATTGTTATCCGAGTAGATTACTTTCTCAACATAAGGAATAACATCATTCCTTCGGCTAACCAATACTGTGTCATTTAATCCAAGATTTAATGCCTTGACATTTGCCTGATTATGCAATGTTGACCTGCGAATTGTAATACCACCAATTTGAACAGGTTCGAGAATTGCCACTGGAGTGATATGACCACCAGTTCCGACATTCCACTCAATATCTAAAAGAGTAGTTGTTGCTGCCAAGCTGGGGAATTTGTAAGCCACGGCAAACTTAGGTTTTTGATCCTTATATCCCATACGATTTCTAATATCGCGGTCTGATATTTCCAGAACCAATCCATCAATTTCATAATCAATTCCTTCTCTTTTTGATTCAACATATGATTGGTAAATTGCTTGGATTTCGTTCATTGTTTTGACAATATAGAATTCAGCTGTATCAAATCCGTGATTCTTTAACCACCAGAATTTCTCAGCCTTATCTAAATCTCCAATTGTGGTATCGTAATATCTGATTGTGAGATATTCAGAGTATTTTCCATCAAATCTTCTAGCAATTCCAGATACACAGTTTCTCATATTTTTGTATGGCTCTTCACCTAGAGCTACAAGAATCTGATTGAGAATTTTAAAGTCACCCTCAAGCATAATAATCTCACCTCTTACTGAAGTATCTCGATCGATGCTTATTCCCCGGTTGCAACCATTCATGTTCAAAACGTTTCTCTTAATATCTTCACCCTCAACTCCACTACCTCTAGTGATCGCCCGGATAAGAACTCCGTTTGAATATTCACAGTTAATTGAGATTCCATCAAGTTTTTCTGATAAGACATATTCCTTCCGGAAATTTTCAGTATAATGTTTGTCCATGAATTTTGCCAAATCGTTGTCATCAACGATCTTTGAAAGCGATCCCATGGCAATTTGATGCGACCTTTTTGTCCAAGGTGAATCGTCCCTGGTTGGTGCACCAATTGTTTTTAGAATGGGATGGTTTGGATGACTGGCTGTTACCATGTCTACAAGAGCATCAAACTCAGAATCATCCATGATAGGATGACCATTGTAATAAGCTTCTGATGCCTTGATTAATTTTTCGAAAACTGAATTCATGTGTACTCCTTTGGTTGTTACTGCAATATAACCCAAAATGGCGTTAGATGAAACCGTTTAACTCGTTTCAATGAATTCTTTATTACGCCAATGTGGTGGTGGATCAAGAACACCATCTGATTCCCATCGACCAAATTCCTGAAGTATTTTACATTTGACTAGGAATTTCATCTTATTTCCAATCGTAACTGGGTACCATGCAAATCGATCTATAATGCGTGTGGGAATTTTGACGGCTTCTTTATGTCGATCTGGAGTCTTACCAGTGAATTTTGTTGCTAGTTGCTCTGCTTGTAGCTCAAGCTCTTGCTGTCTAAACTGTTCCATCTGAATTCGGTTAGAAATATTTGCTATTCTTTGCATTCGTTTAGCTATATCTGTTTTATTTTCTTCAGAACGAGCTATTTCTCTTTCAAACTCATTTACAATATTTGCCATTATTTCTCCTGAATGATTATTTTCTTGCCAAGCTTTTCAGCTTTTCTCAGTGTATCACGAGTGCCCTTTGATGGGAAACCTTTGGGAATAAAACCAACCACAAAATCAGAATATTCTGCAATTTGACTATTCCTCATGAAGAAATATCTCACATGATAAGGTTTGTTGTACATATATTTTGGGACACCGTTGTTCTGGCAATATTGATTATACTCAAAATGCTGAGGTGGAAATTCCACATAGTTAACTTCTAATTCCAGTGCAGCTTTCTTTGCCATGCCATCTGCTCCAAGCGGCTGTCCACCTGAAACAATTGTTAGACCATCTCCATATTCTTTTTTGAGGAAGAATACAAAATCCTTGATGTCGCGATATGATTGCCACTCACGAGAACCAACAATTCCTACTTTAGCTTTTTTTAGCTTTTCCAAGACGAACCTCTATTCCCTTTACAATGGTAATATAATCCTTTATACATTCAACAATTTTATAACCATCTGATTTTTCAATTGATAGAAACTGAATGACGGACCACAGCTTATATTGAGATCCATAATCGTACCTATAATCGATGACATGATATACGTCTTTTGCCGGTGTATCTGGTTTATGGGCTATGTTGATATTTTTATGTTTGTTGATATTCAAATGCTCTCGAATATCAATGCCGCCCTTATCGGTCCATAAAATGACATGAAAGTCATTCTCTACCAGCAGATTTAATGCTTCCTCTGTATAAGGATTTACATTTCCTCTGAGGTCTACAAGAACACCTTGCACTTCTATGGCAACTGTTCTATAAAATTTTGAATATGTCATAAGTCTCCTTTGTTGCTACAATATACTATGAAATTGTATTGGATGAAACAGTTAAATGATATTAAATTCTTCTTTCCAGATATTCTTCTTGTGATTAAATAGTCTACCGATGTTGGCATCCAACGAATATGTCAGAGAAAAATCATCAGCACTTCTGGTCGACCTGCCAAATCCCTGGACTATCTTGAATATTGTCATGAGCTCATATATTGATGAGTGATGATCGAAGATGTATTTGATCCTCTTGTCTCCTAGAGATGGGAATGGTGCTTTGACAAAGATCTGGAACTCAGATTCCTTCTTAGGTAGATCGATTCCCTCAAATAGTGAAGGAGATATCAAAATGCTATTTGCCTTTGAGGACTTGTGCCTGTCTAGGAATCTATTTAGATGAATTCCCTGAACATGCTCAATAATTCTGGTGCTTTGATTTGTTGATTTCAAGTAGTCTGCAATCGCTTTTGTAATCTTAAATGAGGGAGTCAGTATGATACCCTTTTCAGGATGATCCTTGATAATATCAAATACCAGCTCTGACATTTCTGCCAGGATTGATTTATTCTGTAATGAGCTATAGTTGTAGTTTGTATGATTGATCATAATTACAGATTTTGTCTCAGGATCAAACACGGGTGGTGATTTAATATAGGTCGTATCCTTAGGAGCCAAATTCAGAGTCTTAACAATGAATTCCTTATTGACTGTAGCTGACATAAATAAATTGTATTTTGATTTCTGTACTTGTTTGAACATGTCAGAGAAGAATATTGGCGAAACACTTATGCTTACATTTTGAACATCCAAAATATGTTCGTAATTATAACCGAAGAAATCATCGATTTTTTGGTGTAAGTTCTGATATTTGCGTGCAATTGCCTTCATAACTTTGAATCTAGCCCAATCATCGCGTTGAAAACAATCGGCTGATTGGTATTCAAACTCCTCTAAAATTTTGCCATAAATGCTTTGTAGGACCTTGAGGAAGCTCTTGTAGTTGCCTTTGTTGATTATACCTTCCTCGATCATATCTATCACCTGTCGTAACGAATCTAGAATAGTTTGAGCATTGTCAATAGGATATTTTTCAATATCTCTAATCATGGATTCAACCATATGTGTTGTCACATGAATTTGCATATGACTGCTGAAAATATCATTTATGATGTGAGCTTCATCAAACACAGTAATTAATCTATCATCTAGTGAATGAGAATATAGTGCTGAGATAAAGAAGTAAGAATAGTTGGTAATCAGGTGGGGAATTTTATTCATCTTTCCCCGGTTGTCCAAGTATTCACAATCAAAACAATGTTGCTTTCGCTTTTCATCATCAGCCTCTTTGAACATACAGCTTGCAGCAGTCTCATCCAATAGTGAACATGGATAGTTTCCTGCACCCATTACTGAAATAAAATCATTATCATATTTCTTGAATGTGTTGAGATACTGTTTTGTAAGCGTGTTAGTATGCATTAGAATAAATGACTTTTTAGTTTCGTCATATGACTTATCAAGCTCAGACAAAACCTCGGCTGCAATCGCAGCAATAATTGACTTACCAGTTCCTGTTGGAGCAGATAGAACTACATTTTCTTTTTCGTTATCAATGAATGATGTTAAAATTTCATTAACTAGTTCTAGCTGATTTCCTCTAGGCTCAAAGCCGAATTTTTTAAATGCATCGAGAATTTGATTCTTATATTTCATTATTTTCCTTGACTAATTTTGATAGGTTCTTTGCCTTTTGTCCAGACTTTGATAATCCGGCCTTTTGCGTCCACTTGTCGAACTTCAACTCCAGCTTCAGCTAGAAACTGTAGAGGGTCTACATCTCTATATTCTTCTAAATAGATAACTGTAGTAATTCCTGATTGTATTATTGCCTTAGCACAATCAAAACATGGTGACAACGTTATATAAACAGTCGATCCATCTATACTCGCATTTGATTTAGCCATCTTTGTTATTGCATTTATTTCAGCATGAATAACTTCTGACTTTGTTTCATTTTCAGAATCCTCACAGCAATTATCCCAGCCATGAGGTGTTCCATTATATCCGTATGCACTAATTGATGAATCTTTAACCACCACAGCACCTACTTGCTTTCGCTTACAGGTGCTTCTTTTGGATATTGTCTGAGCTATATCGATATACATCTCAGCTAATGATATTCTACCCTCTATCTTCTTCGTCATAAAACCACTGCTTATCCTTCTCATCTAATTTGTCAAAATCATCTGGTCCATAGTTTACAAATTCATGGGGATCTAAAACTGGGATATCTAATTCTCGGAGACGATTATAATCAGAGCAACTTCTGTTGAACTCTTTATATTCGGCATTTTCTTTGTTCTTGATTTCCCATCTTCCACAACCGTCAAATAGGTTTGAAAAGTATTTTGTCATTCCTTCTGGGCCTTCCATGTAAACACACTTACGTGCTTTATCACATACCGGTCTTAAGAATGATGCTAATAGTGGAAAGTGATCTTCCAGTTCTTTTCGGATTTTCCAATGGAGTGCAACAATTCCCTCTTGTTCGCAAGCCATAAGTCGTCTTCCCATCTGTCCTTTCAGTGCAATATAATTCATTCCGAACACATATGAATGATTAATTGATTGAGGTAAGAATGAGCGACCTGTTTGCCATGACGATTCCGATTGATTTATGGTTTCTTCATAGAGATCTTTTGACAATTTAATCCAGCTTTCAACCTTCTCTTTGTAGGCGGGATCAACTTTCATTTGCTCAGTAATGTCATCATATAACAAGAACCTAGCATCCAATTTGTTATTATCTCTAGTACCAATGCTCATGAAATGTGCACCAATACGAGCTCTAGCATGCTGATCAAAATCTGCTCTTGACAATCCATTCACTTCAAATTGGAATTGTAATCCTTCTTGTGCCTGAGGCAGTGTATTTCCTGTCAATGTAGATAAAGCAACTCTATACCGGTTTTCAGGTGTAAGCTTTTCCCACTTCTGAGTTGATCCAGTTGCATCGTCTCCCCAAGTGGCAGTAACAGCTCTAACTAATACTTCGTATGGATTTCTTGGCCAGTCTGTCATCTTCACATAAATAGAAGATATGTCGTCTGAATAATCGTATGATTTTTCAGGTGATTGAGATGGTAATGTTCCCATTGCTTCTCTCATGTTAATTACATCTTGTTTTTTCATGCTTTCTCCTTAGTCTATGTTTAAATGGGCTGATGCCATGTTTAAGTCAATTATAATTTTTTTATCATTTGGATCAAAGTTGAAATCTCCATATTCATATTCCTTCTCCAACCAAGTTATGTAATCTTCCACAAGCTCGGCTATGAAATCCATATCAGCTGGTAGCATTTTCCAAACCTCAGTGCTTCTAAAGTTGAATGTAAATACTATTCTATCCTCTCTAATATTGACTTGAGTATATGAGAAGCAAGAATCATTAATAGATAGAAACCTTCTTGAGTTCAGTTTCTCTTTATACTTATCAATCATGATGTGAGTATTAAATTTTAGATTTGATAGAACCATTTTTCTTTCATAATATTCTCTATCCGATATTGCATCTCTATCAATTCTTCTATCTAGTCCTTGAAAATATATCCAGCTTTCTCCGATATCAAACAAAGTGACTTGAGTTTCGTTTACAAAATTGAGAAAGTCTTTGAAAGAATATTGCATTCTATAATTATTAATCTCATGGTCTTCTTTTCTATAAAGTGTTGAGAGTAGAGTGTAGTAGTCAGCCGAGAATCTAGTAGGGAAGGCTCTATTTAAGAAAGCCATTTGAACCAAAAAGCCGCCTTCTGGATCTATACTTGAAAGTATATGTACACATTCATAGTGTTTATATTTTTCAAAGAACTCACGATACATTTTCTTTAGTTCAAAAATCTGATCCATGCTTACAAGATCTTCTGATCTTAGTTTGCTTCTTCGAGTAATCTCTTCTTCAGATGGATCCAATAGGAAGTACATATTTTCATTTGATTCCAATGATCGGACAAAACTCTCCTCAAGCTGAAATGTGTCAACCTTATCTCTATTAAATATCTTTGCATACATCAGAGATGTAATAATACTTCTATCAGAGATAAAATTATTCGTGCTAACAGGATGGTCTAATATGTTTTTGATAAATGTAGTCTTACCTGCATAATCAGATCCCTCTATGTATATAGTCTTGCCCTTGATTGAAAAATTACTGTTGTTATTCATTAATTAACTCCACATTTTCTAGTGTTATAAATCCGTTGCTTTTAGCTAGGTCGCCAATGTATAGCGATCCCTTTTTAAGATCAATTTCCTTCTTCCAGACAAATACTGGATAGAATGCTCTATCGATAGTATCAAGTTCGACCAGTCGGTAGTCCTTATCGTTCTTTGTTTTCTTCATAGTAACCTTGGATATTCTGAATATGTCACTAGCTTGAGACATATGCTCTTCATCAAAAATTTCATCAAGATTTGCAGTCCCAGGAAGAGCAGCATAATATTCATCTCGAAAAGCTCTAAATTCTCTATTTCCATCCATCGAATATCCTAGATAGTCTTTTTCCTTGGCGGTCCTATCTGATTTATTTTCAATGTGAGGAACGGCAGCCTTATCTTTCATTTTTCTAATGTCATTATATCTATCGATTATATCATTTCTACTCATATCAAGATAGTCCAATGCTCCTGAAAATACTAATGCTGCAAATATTCTCTTATTAATTAAATAGGCATTCTTGCCAAGGTGATTCAAATATTTCTTTCCCAATAGTAGATCAATATTTTCAAGATCTATTATGTCGTAGTTATCCTTTAAAATATCAAAAGCCTTTTGAGTAATAAACTTTATTTTAGTGATGCCATGAACAATTTCATCTCCATCGATTATAAAATCAGAATTCATTAGTGAAAAATTAGGCTTGGCAATGTTAGCATTGAATGTTTCTGTTATTGACATATCGTCATAGTCGAATTTACGCAATTCAAATTTGGTCATTTTTCTAATGATTCTTGCATACGCTGATAATTCTTCATTGTTTAAAAATGAGCAATAGTATTCCATAGGATAGAAGAACTTCTGATATAATTGCCTATGTGATAAAATTGAATATGAAAGTGAATGAGCATAGTTGAAACCATATCTAGCAAATGATTCAATGATTTCCCAAAGCTTGGTAGCTTCATTTGAGGACATATATTTTTCAAGCCCTTCAATCAATTTTACTGAAAATGATTTAACTCTTTCACGTCTTTTCTTTTCATGTTCTGGAGATTTTTCATATTTCACCAAAGCCTTACGAAATACATTAGCTTCAGTTTTTGTAAAGCCACCAAGCTCTTGACATATTCTCAATATCTGTTCTTGATAAACAATGATACCGAATGTAGGACCTAGAATATCTTTTAATGCCTCGTTGATTGAATAGTCTTTTTCACCACTTTTGATGAGGCTATATTCTTCGTGCATTTTCTGATCTAATGGCCCTGGTCTTAATAAGGCTGAAGCAGCACATAGATCATTAAGATCGTCTGGCTTCATTGATTCTAGATATTTTGTGGCCAGAGGACTTGAAAATTGAAATACTCCATATGTATCACCTTTATGAAGAAGCTCGTACATTCTTTCATCGTCATACTCTTTTTCATTCCAGTCTAAATCCACACCATGTCTTTCTAGAATATATTTACTACAATCATTGATCAATTTCAGTGTAGTAAGACTGAGAATATCATATTTGATATATCCCAAAGCTGTTAGTTCGTGGTTATCACCACCTTCGGTATTTGCAGATACTATCTCTTTGGATGAAGTAATAACAAGAGGAATATTTTCTGTCAATTTCTTACTAGATACAATAACTCCTGCAGCATGTTGTCCTGTTGATTTTACCAATCCCTTTAGGCTATCAATAAACCTTTCAGTCTCTGGGTATCTCCTCAAGAGATCATCAAGCATCTTATAATCTTTTCTAATATCTGCAACTGGTAAAATTTCATCATCTGGAGATAGATTTCCAATTTCCTTTGTTGCTAAGACAACCTCTCCAAATGGAATATTCAATGTTCTAAAAACATCTTGCATTGCTGATTTCAATTTAAGCGTTTGATAGTTTCCAATTGAACATACATACTCTCTACCGAATCGTTCAACAATATATTCTTTGACCAACGGTCTAATATCTGGACTAAAATCAGTGTCAATATCAGGAACATCAGCTCTACCTGGAGATAGAAATCTTTCGAATAAGAGCATTTCGTGATTTAGTGGATTTACATCAGTAATTTTCAATAAAAAGTTTACCAAAGATCCAGCAGCTGATCCTCTACCAGGGCCGACACTATATTCTCCAAATTTATCCTTTGTCCAAACAATGATATCTGCCATAATTAAGAAATAGTCTACGTAACCTAATTTTTCAATGATGTCCATTTCTATCTTGAGTCTATCTAGAAGTTTTTCTGTTACCTCTAGTTTTCTGTATTCTATTCCCTCTTTCAATAATTTTCTGAATTCACCACTAGAGTTTTCACCCATATTTGGAAGCTTTAATGAGTTATCAATGTCAAAATGTTCTATCCTTGTGAACAGCTCGTTTACATTTAGAATAGAAGTGACAAAATCTTTTTCATCATAGTTTACATTTTTCATCTTATCATCAAAATCACTCATAAGAGCATCAATCGATTTAATGTATAGATCTTTCACAGAGAATGACCACGTTTTGGTAGTAGGATCATTTAAGTCTTCAATACTTTGTTTTGCATTGTTCAGCATCATGATCTGCTGAATTTCATCATCACCTTTATTTATGTAGTGAGTGTCTGATGCAATTACAGTTTTGATGTCTAAATCTTTAGCCAGCTTTACCAACTTTTCATTGGCTTCTTTTTGAGGTTCATAATCTGTAGAGTGCAACTCAATATAGAAATCATCACCAAACCAGTCTTTATATAGTCTGGCTTTTTCATAGGCTGCCTCTTCATTGTCATTAATCAGATTCTTTGGAATAAATCCACCAATGCAGCCTGATAGAACTATCAGTCCTTCTTTATGTTTTTCAAGAAGTTCGTCATCGATTCTGGGGAATTTATAGAAGTTTTCAATCCAACTAATATTGCTCATTTTAATAAGGTTGTAATAGCCGGTTTCGTTTTTGGCCAGTACAGTTAAATGGTAGGATTCTTTTGATAGCTCAACTCTTTTTGCTACATCTTCTTTTTCCTTTGAAAGTTTGAGCTTGTTGATCTCCTGAATATTTGGACAGTAGTACATCTCATTTCCATAGATCGGTTTGATTCCATATGCTTTTGCTGCATTATATAATCTAAAATGAGCATTCATATTACCATGATTCGTAAGACAGAACCCTGGCATTTTAAGCTTCATTAATCTTTGAACAATTTGATCTTCAGTTCCTAGACCATCTCTAAATGAGAATTGGTTGTGGTGATGGAAATTAATAAATGTAGATCGAAATACAATCTGTCTAATTTCATTTTTCCGGTCATCCAATTCATCATCATCTAAATCTTCAGTGAGTTCTACAAATAAAACAGTTCCGTCAAGCTTTTTAAAAGCCTTACTTACTTTTTCACCTATTGTAAAAATGATCTGTGGTTGTACATTGACTATTTCGTTTTCAATTACATGGTCAACCAATTCGCTTATATCATCTACATCAGCTCCATTTTTTGAAACCGAAGTCTTCCATGTAGTATACGTATCGATATTTACTTTGTCTAGTAATACCTTTAGCCAATCTTCATCCTTCAGTGGCTTTTCACTAACAACCATAAACGACGATTTGACATATCCTTGTGGAAGAACTATCTCTTCATCTGGATATTGTCCTTTTATTAAATTATGTATCTGTTCTTTATTCACGTAATCTCCTTATCGAACCAATATAACCCTTAACGACCAATTGTAAACTATTTTTTTGCATAATGTTTTAATATATCTACATCGTCTTTCTCAATTTGCTGTAAATGTTTTAGAGGATTATAGTTGCCCTCGCCAACAAGAACATCTGCTACAAGATCGTTGTAGTACATCTTAATTCCTTGCTCAAGAGTTATTGATGGATTCCATTCTGGATGATGTTTCTTAAATTTCAAATTGTCAATAATGTGATAACCTAGATAATCTGTATCAGGTTCCCATTTGATATACTTGCTAATTTCTCGGCAAAGAGTACTATCAATCAGGTCAGCTATATCGCTTGTTTTCATCGGTTGGTTTAATGAGACATTGTAGTCTTCAAGTTTTAGATATGATTTGTTAATGATTGAATGAGCAATGGCATCGACAAAATCATATGCATGCATATAGTCTTTCATATTGTTTGGATCGAGAAATATTTTGAATTCCTCATTAGTACTTGATACAACATTATAGACAGATTTTGCAATCAGGCTATTCATGTCACCAATACCACCATAACAAAATAGAGGCCTAAGGATAGCATATCCTGATTTACGGCAATACATATTGAGAATCATCTCTCCTTCATATTTAGAAGAAGCATATAGTGTTCTAGGGTATATTGAAGTATCTTCAGTTATAGCCTCTTTTGTCTCATTTACAAGAAATGTGTCATAGATGACTGTGGTTCCAATGTATATAATTGGGATGTTTAACTCACTCGCAATCTGAGCGATGACATAGGTACCATAGACATTTACATCCACTGCTTTCCTAGCATTGATGGCTACAACATCGGTTCCTACGATGGCAGCATTGTGAACGATAACATCTATTTTAGCTCGTTCAATCCAGTCTTTAAGTATTTCATATGGATTTTCTACAATGTCAATCTCATCATTATCTGTCAATATGAGATCTTCTGTTCCTTCGGTTGCAACAAACAGCTTATCGCTAAACTGACTATTGATTCTCTTTATTAGATTTCGTGCTAAAAATCCGTTATTCCCCGTGATGTATACTTTTCTCATATATCTCTCCAGTTTCTAATTGTCGTATGAATGTTGTTAAAAAATCCAATTGCTTTGGATTGACCTTTCCAAAGATCAGTGTTTTTAAATATGTAAGATCACCCTCTAAAGAATGTAATTTATATGCATGACTAATTTCATTTTGCATGGCCATTGGTGTTTCAGTTTCACAATAGTCAATGGGAATACATACCAAAAGCTCTACATCATCACCGTATCCAAGAACATATGATAGAATATCATCGTCATAATATTTTTCTTTAAGTCGATGCTTTACCAGAGTTTCCCAGAAATAAATTTCTTGCTTTGCAGCTGGGTTTTCATAAAATGTAAATGTCACATGTACTTTCACAATATGCTCCTAGATTTCTTCTATAAAACATTTGATGTCCTCAAAATTGCCAAACTGGACGAGTCTGTCTTTCTTTATTGATAATCCTAATGAGTCGGATTGGTCAAGAGGTTTTTCTGCTTTCCAAAATGTTAGAAACTCTTGTGATAATTTTTCAACATTTCCTCTTTCATTATCAATCACAAATTTAACATCTGGAAAATATTTCATTAAGAAGTCTTCCTTCTTTTCATTCCAGATAATTAGATCATATTGAATATTATTTTTCTTCAACCAATGAAGAGTATCGCTATAGATTCTTGAATATTCTTTATATGGACGAGCCGTCAAAAGTATTACATAATATCCCTGATCTTTTAGCCAGTCGATAAATTCTTTTGCTCCAGGGATCACTTCTAGATCTCTTTTCTTTCCAGATAGTCTAAATTTCTCCTTGGTTTCCATCATAAGCTGCTTTGGTATTTCAGCTTTTGCAAGTTTTGTTGACTTGGGTACAAACATAGTATTTTCCCAAATAAAATTTATATATCCCTTTTCCCAGTCGGCAATAACTCCATCAATATCTATTGCTGCAATCTTGTATTTAGATTGATTTTCTTGTAGGTGCTTCAAAGCAATGGCTTGTTCAAATTTTGCCTGAACAACATTACTCTTATCGATAAATTTTTCTTCAATTTGGTCAAATGAGAATCCATGAATGTGCAATAGCCCAAACAAGTATTTCATAACATCAACTCCCTCTTCTAAGAAGTTATCAGTAATACCATCGGACATTTTGTTGGTATGTGTTTTCCAATCGATTTCATCAAGCAGCTCTGTGGCTTCCTTGATAAGAGATAATATATATTCCTTAGTCCAGCTCACCAGCTTATCATTGTCTGCTCGAATATCTTTTACGGTTAGTCCGTATTTTGTTTTAAAAAATTCATCTGTAAATTCTTGCTGGATCTCATATAGCTTACTTGAACTGTCCATCTTGCCTCCATTTTAAAACCGTTGCTAACACTTCATTCAATTTTATCTTGTGACTCCACTGAGCATAACGTCCTAATAAATAGGCATCGGCTGCAAAGGATGTTAAATTTAATGATTTTTTAATTTGAATTGGAATATTTTCTTTCCGCTCAACAATCAAATTATCTTCAATCATGTGACCTCGAATGGGCTCTATTGTTTCATACACAATCCCACTGTCTAAATAAGTCTTTCTGGTATATGTTCTAGAAACAGAATATACATAATCATATCCGGCATTATGAAAATCTCTATCTATGAGGTTTGAATATTTGCAAAGATAGAATGATTTTTTTCTTGTTTCCAGCATGAGACTTCCTGGAAGTGTGTTTTGTCCCACAATCATTCTCATCAGCAGTCTCAAATCAATAGTTGAGATTAGATTGTCATATGGTAGCTCTGTTCCGTCATCCAATATAACAATTTTCTCGTCAATGTTTATAGTTTTTACTTGATTTGGAATAATAGTTTTACCACATTGCTTGAACAATAGCTCCAAAATTTCTTTATATGAATCTTTTGATCCAATGATCTCTAAAGCCTCAATTGTGTTCTTACCGTCAGACATAAATGAAGGTTCAAAATCTCTAGTTCCTCTAGTTATGTATGAGTATTCAGCTCTAAAATCTTGGTCTGGATTTTGTTCTATTATGACTGCTCCTGGTCTGGAGCGGCTAAATCCGATTCTATTATTCTTGACACTTATTTCGTTGCCTTGAAATCCAAGGTCTTTTAATAGTCCAAATGTTTCACCATCGTTCTGTATAATTCTTGGTCCTAGTGGAAATTTGCCTGCCATTTGTCCTAACGGATTGGCGTCGATAATTCTGAAACCGTCTTCTTTTAGAATGAATGAAGCAACCAAGCCGGCAACTCCACCACCAATAATATAGTTATTCATAGACTTCTTTCTAAAAAGAGGAGTTGCCCTAGAGAAACTCCTCTTTGATTATACTATTGTATTTGCTCTTCTTAACTATTAATTGATAATAGCTTGTATTCGCTCTTTTGTGCATTTGTACATATATAATCAATCACACCATCAGTTTTCATCTGACGTAATGTACGCATTGCAGTTGATTGTTTGAGCTGATACCATTTTGTGAGCTCAGTGATCTCATAGCCTGTAAAATTCTTGGCTACCCTTTTGTTCACTTTTCTCTTTAATGTGCTAAGTACTTCTTGCTTGTAAGTTCTCATGGAACCTCCTTGGTTTGTTTTATTGTAATTCATATTGATAAATATAAGTATTCTTTTCCAAAAGCTATTTTATTATCTAGCTGTTGGAAGAACTAATGATTCTCTTTCGATCTTTGTTAAGCTGGTTCTTCTGCTACGACCAATTGTATAACAATTTTCGCAACGATATCCATCAAAGAACCCTGCTCTTGTGTAATAATCTCCACCATCTTCCCAATCAAGGTGCGTATTTCCACAAGCATGACATCTAGTAACATTGTCACCAGAATAATATAGTGCCACATTTGGATGTGATTTCATCCAAGGTCTGAATTTCAGATAGACTTCTTCTAGTCCATAGATATCACCTTGGTTATATTTGGCCATCCTCTTCAATGCCTCTGGATCGCCTTCCATACATTTTCTCCAAAGTGTATGATCGGTTGCTAACTTATTAGGAAGATGTAGCATCTTAGTAATATAATCCTGACTATAACTCAACAACTTAAAGTGTCGTTTTGCTTCTACATAAGTATCAATTTGATCATATGAAGATGGAGGTCCTGGGAAGTTATTTTCTAAAAATCGAGCATTGGCTGTTGGAACATCAAAGCGCTTGCTATTGTGTCCAACTAAAATATCTGAACGATCAAATAGATCCCACAGACTTTGAGCTATTCTACTATCATCACCTGCTAATGCTTCTTCAGGTGTTAATACTTGAACTTCACAATCAGGGGACATTAGCTTTTTGGCAGACCATGATAACATAAATCGATGTGCACCTTCAAAAGCTTTATATCCCACATATTGTTTTCCAGTATCAAAAATGTACGCTGGTATCAATGACGTTTCGATATCAAATAGTGTAATTTCTGGTCCGTATCCTACGCCAGGACCGTATCCAAGCGTGTATTCATTTGGCTTTTCTAGTCCCATTGAATAACCCTTGGCCTTAACGGCATCAAATGTTCTGCTTGAACCGGCAGCAACCATCTCTTTATGTAACGTGCGATAACTCTTATCTGAAGATTCATACTCTCGTATAACTTTTAATTCAGACTTATCCCACTTTTTAGCTGCTTTTGATTTTCTTAACATATAATTCTCCTACTATGCTGTCAACTCAGAAACAATACTTTGCATCTGTTTTTTGGTTAGCACATTGTTTTTAAGACGGTCCTTAATCTCTACACGGAGCATTCTATATAACTCTCTATTTTCTTCTCCACGTGTATCAATTAGGCGCTTGATTTGTCTGCTTAAAACGCTGAACCAGTGGTTGACAACTGATTTTTGATTAGCAACATCTCTTTGATTTCTAGCTGCATATCTCTTATAGTTTTCTTTTCGATTTTTACTTGAACCTTTTTTCTTTGCCACTGTAACCTCCTTAGATTATTTCGTCGATAATACCTTTTTGCAGGCATTGCTCTGAATTTAAATATAAGTCATGTTTTAATAACTCAAGGATTTCTTTGCGATCCATAGAAGTATTTTCATCATAGATTTCTAGAAGTCTAGCTTCAGTTAGATCATTGTTTGTATTTAAATCTTTAATTTGTTCTGATGTTAATTCTCCGCCCATTCCCTGTCTTGCCTGATGAATGAGAACCGTTGCATTCTTTCTCATAAATCGTTTGGTTCCGGCTAGTGAAATTACTGTGGCTCCACTCATTGCAGCTCCTTCAATAATTGTGTGTACTTCACTCTTGAGAGATCTAATTGTATCAGCAACTGAAAGTGCATCAAACACTCCACCACCATAGCTATTGATATGTAACAAGATCGTGTTATTACAGCTACCAAACTGTTGATTTCTCCAATCACCATCTCGTTCTAAATCAAATAGACATTCATTAAGTGTCATGGCAGACTCTTGGTCTATTTGATCATAGAAGAATATGTGATTACCCTTAACTCGTACTTGTGGTGCTCCCGGCATATCTTGTTGTTCTGGCATTTCTATTTCCTTTTTATTAGCATTTTCCCCAGTCACAAATTGAACACGTAACACATCCATCTTGATATTCTAGGCTATTTGTATTATGACAGCTTGGACATTCAACTCCAGTTGCCTGCTCTCCATCTTGTATATATTTCTTTAGTACTCTACTTGCCGCTGCTGAAAATGACAATATATCATCTGAACTCTTTTCAAGCTGTTCGACAATATGTTTTATTGGCACTCCATGACGCAAGTTCATTGAGATCATTCTAAACATAAGGACCTCAACTGGTGTAAATTGTTTATTGAAATCCTCTACTACATGATCATCGAATTCCAATTTATAAACGCCACGACTAACTTTTTCAACACAGCCAGATCTCTTATTGAATTTGAAATCTAGTCCGTTCATATGTCCACCAAACATTTCGTAAGGTGCTCCATTTAATAGACCAACAGATAATACGAATTTTTCACCACGAACTGTCACGGCATAAATATCCGATTCCATTTTTGTAGGTCGCTTTGGTGCTCCCGATACTGACACATTGTCAGCAACAATATTCAACTCGTTGGATTCATCCTTTGAGAAGTTTTGGTCATGTAATTTAACACCCTCCGCCTGCAATGAAACAGCTAATTTTTTAAAAGGTATTGTTGATACGATTCCATACATTTTCCTATCTGGAAATACTGCTACCGATTTGACACCAGCTTCATGCGCTTTTAATATAAACTTATACACAACTTCTTCTTTGACATCCTCAGGAAGATTATAAGTTACAGATATTGATGAGTCTATATTCTTCATAACGCCCTTCATCAATTCTAGTTTGTCAAATGCATTAACATCAGTATCTTTTTTAAATACTACTCCCTTGATCGCCATGAGATCATCAATATTTTTTGCCAATTCTAGCCCTTTATTTCCATCCCATTCATCTTCAATACATTCGGGATAGTCATAAGGTGGCATTTCTTCGGCTTTGTTCTTATTGTACCAGTCTTGTATTGCTTTAGGTATCACAAAATAGTATTTATAATCACCTTCAAGTCTAGATCTCTTCCAATAGTATGGGCCAAATGATGGCTCAATCCCATATCCCATTACCGACTTGCTGAACATAAGTGACAAAGTGCCTGTTGGAGCAATTGAACTTACACAAACATTTCTCATAGCATCAAATTTTAATTTCTGTGGAAATGTAAAAGTGTCTTGTTTCATCATGTGTTGAATAAATTCTGATTTCTTTATTTTGTCTGGGTCAAAAGCTTTGAAGCTTCCTTTTTCACGACCTATTTCAATGGTTGCTTTATATAGAAAATAATTAAAATCATGAACAAGCCGTTCGGCTCCATTGTTTCCTTGTTCGCTTCCATATTCAAAACCACATTCAAATAAATAGCCTGCAAGATTTGTAATTCCACATCCAACTCTTCTTAATTGCTCGATTGATTCTTTTTGTCCCTGTGTTGCATATGTTTTATTTTTTAATTCAAATGTATTTACATTGTCTCCGAATCTCACCATTGAATATGCTATCTGATTCATTGCTTCCTCAGTAACATCAGGCATGCCTATTGCAAATTTTATGGCATTGACCGATAATAATATACATAAGCCTTCACGGTTGAGATATTGTTCTGAGCATGCATTTGTTGAGATAATTCTACTATCAAAATCTGAATATTTATCATAAACGGCATCTGAATTTGAAAATCTTCTTGCAATATCAATGTTCTGGATCCCTGGTTCTGCATTTTTTAGCATGGCTTTTGATATTAATTTCAAAAGCTTTCTTGCTTTCATGTCTTTGCTTATAATCTCACCATCAAAATTTGAAGTGGCAATGCTGTATGATTTACCGGATTCATCTTTTAGTGACGATGCTGGAGCTGATTCTGAATCAATGTAGATCCTGTCTCCCTTTTTATACGGAGGAACAATGAACTGCATTTGCCACACTTCATTATTTTCAACTGCTCTATAAAAAGCATCTGTCATCTGGATAGAAATGTTTGCATTTTGAATCTGAGTATAGTCTTTTTTGACATCAATAAAGTCAATAATATCAGGGTGTCCTATGTTGAGTGAAAATAACATTGCAGGAATACGACCCTTCTGACCTACAAAATATCCTAGAGAATCTATAAGTTTCATCCAGTGAGTTACTCCACTAGATTCGTTTGAAGAATTGTGAACTTTCATCTCTGCTGGCCTTAATCTAGAAAAATCAATTCCTAGACCTTGTCGATATGCTGCTGTTTTTGCTACAGTATAAGCACCATTCTTTATGATAGATTCAAGGTTATCCCACTCATTGGATTCGTCAAGGGCACCAAGGGAAAGTGTAGTGCAGTTAGCCATTGAAATCTTTCTTTTTGCTCCCGCTCCTTGCATAATTGAACCGGCTGGATGCCACCAATCATTGTAGATTTCATCGAACCATCTATTAGCCCAAAATTCTTGGGCGTGAGTTCCAGATTCAACCGACGCAATATTTCTGCATACTCTCCAAATTGCTTCCACGTAAGTTTCAGTGTCTGTGATTTTATATTTTCTATTGAAGGCGTCGATTGCGAATTGGTTTCCATTGAAATACTCCTCTGTAGTTTGGTTTTTAACTTCTTCAAATTTTGTCATTATAGTACTCCATTTGCGATGCTACCAACCAAGTGGAATAGTAGATCAATATTCTTTTCTTTTAGCAATGTCTTCAATCGTTTATGGCTTACCCAGATTGTCTTAGATTTTTCTTCATTTTCTGTTCCATCGCCTTTAGGCTTTTCTTTGTCATATGTATAAATTTTCATAAGATAGCATGATGATAAAGCATCAGTATTTTTTACGAAATTGATTTCTTTATATAATTCAGTTACAGAATATGAAATTGGAATAATTCCAGCTTCCTCTTTTAATTCTCTAAAAGCTGCTGTTTCTGGATCTTCTTTATCTTCTACTCCACCAGAGATGGCAGTATAAAATAAACCTGAGTCAGGCTTATGTCCTTTAATAAAGTAAGGTGGACAAAACTCTTTTCGTATTCCAATTAGAGGCTGATCTTTATCGTATAAGATTGGAACAATTAAAACTCCATTCATTTCGTGCAATGCCTCGTAGTCATGTTCTACCGGACTTACAATGCTAACCCAATCTCCTTCCCAAATTTTCTTAAATTTCATTTTATTCTCCTATTCCTTTTTTTCCATAAGATGTTTGAACTTTTCACCGACACGTTTTTTCATCTCGACATCACCCACTTGCATCTTCTTAGCAATTTCTCTTCCTTGCTCTGTTTCTTGATCGTATACTCTGAACTCACCTTTATTATTATCATTGTGAACTGGAAAATGAATTGAATCTTGTCCATATTTATTCTTAGCTAAAAATAGACTTGCAACATCCATTCCCTTATCCTCAGTACTTCTGGATAATGATAGAATAATATTACATGGGGCAACTTTTGCATACGCTCCACCCATTTTAGTTGATTCAATATTACGCTGTCCTTCTGCGCCAATATTTGACTGAGCAGCGGTCCACAATCTAATTCTCATTACCTGTGCAAATGATTTTAATTCATTATATATTTGTTTTTGATTTAGCCAGTCTGAATTGAAGCTTTTTAGTGGAGCAAAGATATCACCATAGTCAGCAATTACCAACAGATCATCATCTTCTTCTCCACCTTCTGGATTACACCAGCCACTTAATCTCAAACTATTCAGGTGACCAACCATGGCATTTGTTGTTGTAACCAATTGAGGATATTCTTTGACAATCAGATTGTCATCCAAATGTGACAGCTTTTCTTTCAGATCATCAATGTGATATTTCATCTCACTGGTGCTTTTTTTCAGGATAATAGAATCTATACGTTTTGAAATAAATGTTTCTGAATCTTCAAGTGTGTAGAATATTACCTTCTTACCTTCTAGCAAAGCATTAGCAGCAAGATGACATAGCACCCAGGTTTTACCGGCTGATGACATAGCAAGAATAACTCCAAGCTCACCAATTCCAATACCTCCATCGAGATATAAATCAATTGGATCCCAACCTGTTTTTATTGTATTTCTTGCACCTTCTGCATATCGTTCGTCAATTCCAGTTACATAGCTATGACCAAATTCTCTGTCTATTCCTGTAGAAGCAGCAGCATCTACTAATGCTTTGATTTCATCAAATTTATTTTCTCGTAATAGTTCAACTGCTTCAAAGAGAGTTACCTCAAAGAATTTGTTTTTGAAAAACAGTGTTGATTCGTCTGCTACCCATTCTAGATCGTTGGCATGTTCATTTCTGATTGCATCAATTAGTGTATCTTTGATTGCAATTTTATTGATGTCACTAAGTAGTGGATCTTTCTTTCTAAATGCATTGAATGCTGAAATATCTGGTAGCTTCTTATATTCATTATAATAAAGCTTGACGTGTTTTGTTATCCATTGAGTAGCTGATGTCTCAAATAGATCTTCATTCAATATATCATATACGTTTTCGAAAAAGTGCTTATCAGTCAGAACTAGAAATAAAAGCTTACTTTGGAATTCCTTGCCATAGTCTGATAGTTTAATGTTTGATACGTCTTGAGTTGAAAGCACATTATTTCCTCTCAATTAATTTTCTATTAAAAACCCTTGCTCTTGAATCAGCATCTGAATACACACTGTACCATCCGCTCATTCCTCTTTGCTGAATATACATCTTATCTTCAGCCATCATCTGATTTAATTTTCGTCTATCAAATAGTGACATTTTCTGATTATTGAGAACATCCACAACGATCGAAGTTTTATCTCCTGGGAGAATTGTTTCGGCCAATTGCATCAATTTATGGTTTCTTTCTATTATATCAGCATTGTTAAATATCATGGCAAATTTTGTATTGTCAAGATTTTCTTTAGCTTTGTCAATTATATATTGAACATCATATTGAGTTGTTTCTGATAATTCTGGATATAATTTATTGACAGTTTTTATTGCTATGCCCTTAACTCCAGGGAGATTGTCAGAAGGATCGCCATCAATAGCTCTATATAATACAAAATTATTTGGGGCTATTGAAAACTTATCCTGCAAGTATTGTCGATCAACTATCTCTTTAGTAGTGGGGCGGTAAACGGTTGTCTTGTCACTAACGAGTTGGAAGAAATCCTTATCGGTGGACATAATAACCTTTTTATCATCTGGAAACATTTGATTGCAAATATATGCAATGACATCATCGGCTTCAGCTCTATCAATTGATATTGATGCAACAGGAAGACTTTCAGTGTACTGACCAAATCGACTGATTTGATTGACTGCTGCTTTTTCTTCCTCTTCAGGACTTAGCCATTCAACAGTTCGGTTGAGTCCTTTTAAGCCTTTGCCACGATTTGCTTTATATCCATCATACATTTTTCTTCTTGCATCAGATCCTCCTCGTCCATCCCAAACCATTATGATCTTGGTTGGCCGGATTTTCTTGATTGCATATTGAAGACTCAATAGAGATCCCTGTATTCCTCCTACATGAACTCCATCTGGGTTCAATGTAGATACAACACAAAAGCTTCTAATGAACAGGTTAAGAGAGTCCACAATAAGAATTTTATCATGGATCTCCCTTTCTGGATCAAGCTTTGTTATCTTATCAAATAGTCCTAATAATCTCTTATGCTTGTCTGTGGTGTATTGTTTCACATTATTCACCATTTTCTGAGTTAGAACCCTGTTTGGCTAGGATTGCTTTAAGCTTCTCTTTTTTAGTAGCTTTTGCTTCCTCTACGACTTCAGCATTTTCATCTTCAGTTGTGACCAATGTTGTCATGTCGTCTTTCTCCATATAGCCAGCATATTTTCTGACGCTGAGGTCTGTGATTTGTTCTGCAACAACTCGTCTGAAATTTTCATCTCTCATCATGTTTCTCCAAGTGGGAAGTTGAAATTTGGGATAGAATCCTACATCAGGTTTTGTAGTTATTGCTTTACCTTTTGGCGACATCAATAAAACAGCCTCTTTTGAATGTGTTTCTTTATCTCTCCATTCAAGATCAAACCCTGGTAAATGTAGATCTTCTTTGAAGATTTTCCATGTGGTTCCTTCAACAACTTTATAGAATTTTAGCTGTTCAAGACAGGATTTAGCATCATCAATACCAGAGTCAAAAAAGATTTCAAACTCGGCTTCCCTAAATGGAGGCCCTAATCTTGTTTTCTCTACCCTGGCTCTAGATTTAACTCCAACAACCAGATCGCCTGCTTTAATTTTTCCAATAGTTGCAAGTCTGATTCTAACAGAAGCAAAGAAGGCCAATGCCATACCACCTGAAGCAGATACATATGGATCGCCAAATCCCATTCCACCAACTTTTTGTCTCAGCTGCTGTGTAGCTATTAAGGCAATATTATGTTTTGCACAAAGTGCTACAATTATGGGTAGCTTCTGAGATAAGATAATTGCTTTATGAGTATTATATCCACCCTTTTCCATTCCTTCAGCATCACTTCTCGTTTTTGCTCCGGCAATAGAATCTAATCCAATTGCAATTGGTATGGTAGGATTTTCTTTTCTTATTTTGAGTGTAATTTCAGTAATCGCATCAAGCATATCTTCAATATATTCAATTTGTGAATACACTAGTTGATCTAGGTTCATGCCAATTGCTTCATAAAAAGTTCCATCTACAGCAAACTCATTATCTAAGAATATTGATATTCCGCCCTTCTTCTGATTTTCAACCAAAATAGTTGCAAGCAACAATGATTTTCCAGATGAGTTTAGTCCATTAAGTTCTGTGATCTTTCCGTATGGTATTCCTCCACCCACACGATTTGATATTGCAACGTCTAGGGGAGTACACCCAGTAGAGCAAAACTCTTTAGCATTTTCTGGTGAATCAGGATCAGATAGTCGGAATGACTTTTGATTTGTATCTTTGAATTTCGTATTTAAAGTTGAGAAAATTCCATCAACTAATTTATCACGTACATCTTTGTCCATAGCGAAATCTCCCTAAATGAAAATAGAGACAGTAATGATTAGCTCAAAACTGTCTCTATATTATTATGTGTTTAGTCTAGAAGTTTTTTGAATTTGTTTTCTAAACTTTCATCAGTACCGGCTGAATCATCTTCACTTTCAGTCTTAAGCGATTCGACCTTTTCCTTTGGTGCAGATTTAGCAGCTGGTTTTGAAGCAGCCTCTTCTTCAGCATCTTCTGGGAATAGCCATTTTCTTAATACTTCAGTTAGTTCATCAGCAGTATTGTAGGGGTACATTTCAATAAGACTTGGTTGCTCTTTGAGTGATTTTGCAACAACCTCTTTATCTTCAGAAAGTGGTGATGTGGTAAACTTAACATCAACTGATACTTTACCATAATCATTTCCAGTTTCTTCTTTTGTCTTAAATGTGACAGCAATGTCACGGCCTGCTTCTATGTCAGTATAATCTCCGACCTGATCAAGCAATACTTCACTTGTCAATGCATCATAGAGAGTCTGACTTAAGCCCCACCATTTAACACCTTCTTCTTCAGCGTCTCTTGGTAAGACAGGAGCATAGAATCTTACATTTGCAAACATTTTCTTTGCAATTTCTTTATCCTCATCTTCTTCTGATTTCCACATTTCAGATGCCATGTTACAGATTGGACAATCTTCTCCTTTGTTTTTCTTTAAACAAAGAAAACCACGATTGCCAATGTTCCAGTGCCACCATAGTTCTTCAAATGGGTCAGCAGAGTTGTTAATATAAGGAACGACCCTTACATCATGAGTGCCCTTAGGGGCTTTCCATATGTCTGTATTTCTTTTGAATTTGTCAGCGAATTGCTTACGACGTTCTTTTACGGCTTTTACGTCCATTGTTTTTCTCCTCGTTTTGTTTTAATAGGTTTAATTGTTATTTGTTAATCATTGATAAATATAATGAAATTCTACAAAAGATCAATTATTTTTAAATTTTTTCTCATTTTATTATTCCATTGAGCTTTGTCTTTATTGTCAAAAGCATCTCATTTCTATATAACAAAATAGAGTTTCTATAATTATCCCAGTCGATTTTATAGTTAGTGTCTAGAACTCCATTGTTGCAATTCTTGATCACCTCATTGAGAGCATTGATTGTATACAGAGTGTTGGTTTCTTTATTCCTGTGAATATTGATTGTGTTGGTAACCAAGTCTTTGTAGTTATCGTCTCAGGCTAGTAATGCATTGTATGTAATGTACCAGTCGTCTTTATTTGATGTGCTCTGTAAAATGAATATTGAATCATTCTGAATTTCGAATTTGCTTTTGATTTCTTCTACTTTTCTATTTACAAGCTTTTCTGTAGAAAATGTGCAAAGTAACTGGAACTGTTTCATACTAACTCCTTATAATAATTGTAGTTTTTTAAAATTTTTACCGGCTTTCATTTTTGTTTTCAAATGCAAACCCTCGATTGATGTTTCTAAAATGTCTTGTATGTGTTTTAGCTGGCCTATCTCATCTGGTGGAATGTCAAATATAATAGCATCATACTGATAGATCACAGGTCTCATTTTTATCCTGCTATCAATAATATATTTAGAGACATTAGATAGAACTGAGGTTATATAGTCGACCTCAAACTTCTGGATGAAATAGTTGAATCTCTTATCTTCATCTACACCTAAATCAATTTTCCTTCCAAGTGGAGTCTTGGTCTTGAGAACTTTGTACTCCTTGAAAGCATTGATCTTTTTAATAAAATGGTGATCAAAATATATAGTCCCATATAGAATAGACCAGATCTTCTTCTTAGATCTCTTAACATCATCATCAGTTATATCATCTATATGCTTGTCAAAAAATATTGTAGCCATAAATTTATGAGCTGGAATGTCTAATGGAATTTCAAAATTTAGAATGCTGGCTATTATTCTTAAATGCATTCCATCAAAGTCGAACTCTACTAAATATCCATCTTTGAATCTAGAATTAAAAAACAGTCTGGTCTCATCTGATTTATTCAAGGCCATCATGTTTAGACTATTATAAGATGAAGCTACTCTACCAGTTGGAGATCTAGCAAAATTAAATTCTGGATATATTATTGAATCTTTATTATTGCCTAAGGTATCTACAGTTTTCTGGATAGTGGGTTCTAATGAATATGCTGATTCTTTAATGCCTTCTATGAGATTATTATTTACATGAACACCTGATGTCATTAATAGTTTGAATGCATTCTTTCTCTTAATGAAAGCTACATATTCTGGATTATTTAGAGCATGTTTATAATCTTCTATGAAACCATTAAGAGTTTTGAATAATAAATAGTAGTACTCACTAGCTAAGGTAGTTGGAATAATGGCAGCTTCACTGTTTCTGGTATGTATGAAATTGTTAACTCTAGTCTGTGCTAATTTTAGTGGAATATTATTCTCATTTAAATTTGACTCATTCAATTCTACTTTGAATATAGAATAGTATAGAGCATCAGTATCAATGACTGTAGAATTTGTGGCTATGTTAAGTCTGGTATTATATAGATAGATATCTGTCTCAATCAATTTTATATCAAAGGTGAATTTGTCTAAATAGACTTGATCTATAACATATAAGATGTCCCTTTCAGGGATAAAAAGAAAATTGTCTTCATCTGTTCCAGATGAAATTTGTAGATATATTTTACTTGTTTTTGTGATGTTAGAAATCATACTGTCATATTCTAGACTATTATCTATAATATTGATCATCTTATTGTAACCCTTATTTTTGTTGATTAGTTTTAGTTAGTTGGACAATTTTAAATAAAAGTGAGATTCTTCAAAAGACAAGTTAATCTATATAAACTTAGATACATGATCAAATTTATCTCCAAATTGTTTAAATTTCTTACGCCCACTATCCTCTAGCTCTATGTTCTTTTTATTGATTTCATTATTGAATTCACAAATTGCAGAAAATGTAGTTGTCCATGAGCTATCATCTAGGGCATGGCTTATATCAACGATTCTCCATATTGTGCTTCTAAATATGGGTATTGCCACAGTCTCGTCCAGTAATATTCTCGTTCCCTTGTTCATATCTGAAACTCCCTTTATTGTCACTTCCATCTTATAAGGAAGATATTTCAGAGTGTTGTCCAACACAACAAGCGATTCCACTACGGCTGCAAACTCAGCTCTCATCTCTTCAGCATTTTCAAGCTCTTTATTTAGTTGCAATACTTGACTAAATAGATTACTAGGATCCTTCTCAAAATCAAGTTGAAGCTTCATTCGCTCATCACCGGTGGCTGTTTTCCACGTATCTGTATCTTCATACCATGAAGACATAAAAGCAAGAAGCTCTGGATTTGATGCCTTTTCGAGACCTTGTTTCTGAATAAAATTTTGTACATTTGTTGCAGCAGCTTCAATGTCAGAATTGAATGTGATTGATTGAACAAGTGAATTTCCATCAGCAAAATTGAGCTTTAGATATCTATCTCTAATTGACCATATATCTTCTTCCACTTTTCCATTTGCTTTTACTTTACCTGTGGGACTTGCAACATTTGAAATTGTAAGGATCGAGCCATTCAATGAGGGAATAATATCTAACTTCAGTGCTCCACCACCAGCCGAATTAATTTTATCAATTATTTCTTTCATAAATAGTTGAGAGGTTTTTGTAGATATTTTCGCTTCTTTAAGATAATCAGTAGAAATGAGAATGTCACCAACCGTTGCATTAGCTCCTTCTTCAGCAAGACCAATGTCTGGATCTAGAGAAGGATTTAAGACTTGTAGCTTGCTAATGGGATGCCGTACATCAAACGTCGGTGGAGTTTGAGAATTCATTCCCACTTTATATAATTTTGTCTGGATAGATCTAGTAATATGATCGGTTAGTGTCTTTAAGGTAACTGCAGACACAACATCTCTAGCACCTGTTAGCCATGTCATCCACTTTTTCCTCTTGAAGTATGCAACAGGTAGTTTCATGGCATCCATATTTAAGTCAAAACCAAAATCATTTCTCCATTGTTTCATGAGAAGAGAACTTGGAGCTCTAAGCGTTACAGTAAATGTAATAATTTGTTCGTCTGAGATTCCTACATTTGCCTTGACAACAGCACAATAAAGTTCTTGACCCTTGCCGGCATGTTTTTCGACAACCGTTGCATGCGACTGCTCTACTAGAGGCCACATATATTTTCCCCACCCAAATTCTAATTTTAGACGGGAGTTTAAATTTGATAGAAAGTATAGTCCAGAATCTGAAGACTTTTCAAATACCTCAAGATCGAAGATCTGAAATTCAAGAACTATCTCAAATGTAGCACCAACAGTATCTTGTACATTCATCGTCATGCCTTTTAGTGCATATCCTCCTGTATACCCATCGGTTTTCATTTGAGATTTATACATCGTTAATAAAGAAGACACTTTGTGTTCAACGATATCGGTGTTTATCATTATCAAGGGTGTGATTCTAATAAATGGGGAAAGCTCAGATAGTTCAATGGTGCTTAGTGATTTAAATTCATCCCACCAGGCTTGAGCATCTTCTTCCATTTCTCCATGCTGAAATACTTCTAGTAATGCTGCCATTTTATAATCCTGACACTATTGAGCCAATATGTCTAGGAACCCTAAGCTGTTGACCAAGAACGAAATCACTCTCAAGTGACACATTGTTTAATGATAAGATCACCCAGTAATATTCTGGTGATCCAAGATATTGAGTAGCTAGTTTTCGAGCTGAAACACTGTCGGTCCATCGAATAAGAATATCATCATCGCGAGCTTTGATTACAACATTAGTTCCAATCTCTCTGGATCTAGTATTGTTGAATATAGTCGTCTTAGTATTTGTATATCTTGATGTTGCCATTTTAATTTACCGCCTTTACATCATAAAATGTAGAACCAAAGTCTGGCATGAAGTCATGAATAACCGTGAATGCCATAGATACATCAATCTTTTTTGGAACCTTTTTACCAACAGTTGTCACTTCTCAACCGGCATCCATGCTGTATGCATAGTCCAGTGTAGTTAAATATCCGCCAATTCCTGTTGAATTATATTTTATTAAATCTCCAATTCTCATTCGTAAGATTGGTGAGCTTTCATATCCATATGCAGCACTGTTTTCTTTATATTTTGGGTACACGGCTTGAGCTAGCCAGTTTAATTTTTTATATATAGATTCTAAATCATCAGCATCATCTGCAATAATTGTAAAGTTTACTGAAATCGTTCTATCTGTGTTTACATATTTTGATATTCCTTCTGTTCTACCAAAATATGACTCACGTGTCCAGTTTGGTGAATATGAATCGGATAAATCTGAAATTGTAGCATTGAAAAAGCAATGATTGTCAGTTCTGACATCAACAAAGTAGAATGGCATAGGAACTCTTGTCATAATTGGATCGCTAGGCTTAACAGGTCCTGGTTCAAAATTTAACTCTTTGTTAGAGGTTATAGCAGGATGATTCACTCCCCATAGCCAGTCGTTACCCATACTTGGCGATACGCCCGAGTTGAATTGATTTTGATTACTGGCATCTTGATCGCCTGTTAGTCTATTTCGAACTGACGAATTAGTGCCATCTTTATCTCGCTGTTCACGACCCTTCCCACTGGGTTTAATTAACGACTTAGGAACTCAATCATCTATCTTCTGCTTTACTGCTGCTTCAACTCCAGTATAATAACTTGTGCTTCTAACTTTATTAATGCCATCATTGAAAGCTGTCGCAACCTTTTTTCTTGCCCATGCTTTAGCTGCAGAAGTAGCATAATAAATTTTTTCATCAACCCGTCTTAATAATCTTCTCTTAAGTGCGTCAGCGCCAAAGAAGCTAGATAGTTTATCTAAGACATCTTTTGTCTGCTTTGCCTCATTTTCAGTAAATGGAGTTGATGGTCTTTCAACGAGTCTTGATCCTCCCTCACCATTTTCATCGTTGCTGCCTTGACGTCATCCTTCTAGATGAGCTTTGTCAATTGCAGCATAGTAATCAGAATCAATAGTCTGAATTAATTCTACAACTGTTCTATCAATTGTAAATATTACATCGGCAACACTTCCACTATCAGCAGCATGACTTCCGGATATATTAGGATCGGTTCCACCAGTATCTACTACAATATGAGTCCCAACTAGATTAGGATCTGATTGACTTCCGCTATCGCTCGATCTAATTACAGGCGAAAGATCAACTTCATATACTGGACTATCTGGCATTTTAATTTCCTTCTAAGATTACAGTTTCCATTGCTTTTGCAATAGTATATTTATCTAGTTTTACTTCTAATTTAATAGGCTGTCTTATTGTTTGAGAGCTTCTTCCACCCTTTGATCCACCAAATATATCTTTGGTTTTCATTTTACTAAGCTTTAAAATGTTTGTATTCAATTCTGAAAATTCCTTATTTAGCTCACGTATAGGATCAACAACACTTTCCAATTCAGATTTCATGTGCGACATATCAATATCTTTTTGCATCTGGACCAGTCTGGTAATTCCTTCTGCCGGAGTTAAAAAGATTGCTTTGGAAAATCTTTCTGCAGCAATTGAAGTAATAGTAAGTGCAACTCCTAATGCCGCTAAAGCCGCAGCACCTAATAATGCAGGAAGAGCAAAGGCTCCTAATAGAACACCTACAGCTCCTAGTTTTAATAATGGAACAATCATTGCTGAAAGTTGATCAGCATTAACGTTGGCCAATTGTTGCATTCCTTTTCCAACCACTCATAAAGCAGCTCCAAGTGCAGCTAATCCAACAGCTCCAGCAATCGCCAGTCCTGACACGGTTCCAAGTAGTGCTCCAGCAACACCTAAACCAACTAATGCTGCTGTCATTACAAGAACTTGATCGATACCAACATCGGCAAACATTTGAACACCTTTTCCTACAAGGATTAATGCAACTCCTAATGCAGCTAATCCAAGCGCTCCCTTAAGCATTGTTCCTGCCATTCCTTTTCCAAGTCCAAGCCCTTTACTTATTAGACCACCTCCAGATGCTGCTCCTTTAGCCAGCTTTCCAAAAATGCTCAACTTAGACATGAGCTTGAATCCTTTATAGAGAACAAATATAGAAGCAGAGATTCCAACAAGAGATATTGCAGAATTAGCCAATCCTTTAGACCATTCGCCCCAGCCATCTTGAGCCCTATTTATTGCATCAGTTATATTGATTAGTACATCTAAAAAAAAGTTGAATCCCTTAACTAATGGTAAGAGAATAGGTTTGAATATTGAAGTTAGCTGAGCTTTCAGTTTCCCTAATCTGCCAAGTGTTTCGCTCACATCTAATGCTTCAGCTAATGAAACGCCTAGATATGAATCGTAAATCTTTTTTGTATCTTTTGAAATATTTAAAATCTGCTCTTGATCGTTCTTCATTGAAAGCCAAGTTTTTGCATCAGTACCTAATAATTCGGAGATGGCTTTTTTAGTAAAATAATCAGCCTGACTTAATTCTGCATGAGAACCAAGTTGATTTAAAATATTTTCATTAGCACCCTGAATATCACCATTCAATGCCATGCTTCTAGCCTGACTTAAATTTATTGTTCTTCCTGTCAGCATCTGTACTTGCATTGCAGCACTGGTTGATGATTCTATGTCTAACAATGATTCAGCTATTGTGGCAATTTCTTTAAATGTGACGCCAAGTCTTCTTGCGTATGCTGCACTTTCTATAAGATTTTCCATACCGGCTCCAGAGAACAGAGCAACCTCTTCTGCAGAATCTGCTAAATCTCTAGCAACACGACCGGCACCAACATTGTATATTTGAGCAGTAGCTTTAACCATTTTAGCATTATTAATAATTTGTGCATCTGTAAGACCAAGAGCCTCTTTTTGTAGATCAACCAAGATTGCTGCTTCAGTTGATGACATTCCAAATGCCTGTGCCATTATTGCAGCCTGACTAATAAGCTCTTGTGATATGTCAGCCATATGACCTTGCTCTTCAACAATAGCCTGTGTGATATCTAATGATTCACTTAGGGAAACTCCATATTTTGCATAATTGGTGTACGTATTTAAAGCCATATCTTCTAATTGATTTGCTTCTTTTCTAGTACTTCCCAGAGTATGCATAAAGTCTTCTAGTGCTTCATCTAGCTCTTTGAATATTTTCCAAACACCTACAAATGCTAGTGCTACAGCAACGAGTCCCATTTTTGCACCCATTCCCCAAGACTTCCAAATTTTTAATGCTTTTGCCTGAAGGTCGTTCCACCATTCTATTTGAGGAGCAAAAAAGTTTTTAACTGTATCAGCCATAGATTGCTGCATTGCTTCAGATATTAGTGGAATACTTCCTGTTACTCTATCGACAAAATCTGAAGCCCCTTGAAGACTCTTAACATAGTCGTCAGTGTTTTCAAGGATGGCTCTAGAGCTTTCCAATATTTCTTGATTGTGTGTAAAATTAGTAGCTAGGGTTTCTCCAACCTGTCTAGTTACCTTCATGATTTCTATCTTTTTGTCTAATTCATTTGTAACAGTGCCCAGAATATCTTGTTGAAAAGAGCTAACCTCTTGAGTCCATTTAGAAAATCTACGCTGAACCTTTTCCGTCGAGCCTGTTTTCTTTAAGATCTCTTCTTGAACTCTAAGGAACTCTCGCTGACTTGCATTTGGATCTTTTGGTGTGTCTTGTTTACCTCTAGCCACATTATTTCAACTTATTTTTTATTTAAATTTCACGCAATTTTTTCATTAGCAATTCTTCATACTCAGGGTTCTCGTCAAATATCTTATCAAGCTTATCAAGCTCTGCTCCAATATTTTTTAAAGCTTGGCCTGCACCTTTTGCAGTTTTATCATCACCAAGTTTCACTTTCTTAATCTTCCCTGAAAACAAACCTCCGACAAGTCTTTTTGCTATGTCGGAAATGCCCTCAAACATCTTTCCTTCAACAATTAGTTGTGCCACTTTATTTCTCCTCATATGACTTCTTCTCCGCCTTTTTAGCTTCTATTAGTTTTCGTGTGAAAAACTTCTTCATAGGAACTGGCATATTTCAAACTTCTGAAAATCCAAAGCCACCATAATATACTAGATTAAACACTTCCTCTAGAACGTTTTGTTCGTGATCTGCCCTTTGGCCAAAAAAAGTCTGAGTTAAGCTCAATATCAATATAGTCAGAATATCCACACATGAGGTTGTCACATGTAAAATCAACACTTAGGTCGATGTCTGGCGTCATATCTAATATAGCATTTCTCAGCTCCTGTGACTCTATTGAAGAGATTCCTCTAAAGAACTCTACCGTTTTGTTAACATCAGTTATATCATTAACAGACAATAGCTGCCGTTCGGCTCTTGCCGTAACAGTGACCTGTCCATCTCTACTAATGTTTAATTTTTTCATCTTCCTTGCTATCTGTGAAAGATCTTTGATATCTGCCTCTGTAAGCAGCCTGAATCCTCAAACATTTCCAGCTTCAGATGTATATGTCAGTTGTTTGGGATTGAAATCTTCATCTTCAGGAAACTTGAATTTGTGTAAATGAGTTAAATCAAAAGAGTCGTTTATCTCTTCACCACATTTAGGGCATTTCAATTTAATCGGATACGTGTTTCCATACATGGCTTGTCTTGTTGCAATTACTAAGGCATTTTTATCTCCGACTAAAAGATCAGCAATATCAATAGATTTATTTACTAATAGCTGCTCAAGTAGTCTGTCGAACACTTCGCCTCTGACAATATAATGCTGGTTCAATAGGATATTTTCATCCCCAGAACTTCCATATCGTAACTCAACAGTACCTTCATACAAAGGACTTTCTTGAGGATATGCTCTTCCTTCACTCGGAAGATCAACAAAAAATGTCTTATTTTTTACTTCTTGTGTCATAAACACCTCCAGTTTTCGTTATAGTAATAAATATATCTCTAATAAAAAAGCCCCTAAATAAATAGAGGCTTTCATTTGTTTGATCTATATGAAGTGACTTACTGTGATAATTCCAACACAGCGTAATCAAATCTTAGTGTTAAGCTAATTTCTACAGCGTCAGCCGAACTCATATCTAAACTACCAAAATCACTATTGGTGATCCAACATTGGTGCAATCTCCATGATTCAATGGTTGTTCCTAAAGGCGATGTTAGTTTCAAAGTGATATCTTTTGCATATTCACTCTTATAACCGTCAACACCTGATTCAGCATCGTGGTGAAGCATGATCCATTCCATGACTCTTAAAGCAAGGGCTTCTGAAATAGGTGTGCGTAGAACAATGTCTAGCGTTTCCCATTTTGATTTGCCTTTGAAATAAGCGGTGTTATTCATGAAAGGAATTTCAACTTCTTCATTTGACAATTTTGGTCTTCCAGCGCTCATACATGTATAAGCAGGAATTTGATTTCCATTTACATCTGGAAACTCTAAGAACCAGTTATCTTGTCTCATTGGCTGCAGATTATCAGACCATTTTCCTGGGTTTAATAAGTCTTCGTTTGCCATTATATTCTCCTTATAAAATTCATATTAAGCATATATTAATAAATATATTCCTAGTTATTAAATGTCGCTGATTGCGCCATTATGTTGAAGTCTAACAGGATGAACTCTGCAGATTTCTTAGGCTTAATAAAAATCTCACCTTTTACTTCATTTCTATCAATTACATCTGGAGTATTATTTGTTTCATCCATAACTACCTTGAACTCAGAGATTCCAGCGTTAGCCAAAATTCCAGTCAATACAGGATTAACAATATTTTTAAACTTAGACCATAGAGCTTCGTCACTCTGCTCGAATAGTAAGTATTTTGTTGAAGATGCAACTGTCTTCTTGATTTTGATTAATAGACGTCTTACATTGATTCTATCAAGAGCCGAAGCTTTGACTTGCAATGTTTTCTGCCCCCAAGCAACAACACCAGTATCTGGAAATGTTGCAATTGGATTGATTCGAGATTCATAAAGTGCGTCTCTATCATCTCTATCAAGACGATCATACGCTCTAATAACTCGTGTTAAACCACCACGGTTGATGCCGGCTGGCGCATACCACTCATGAGATACTTTATCTGTGTAGGCAATTATTCCTGCCATAACAACTGAAGGTGGAACTCAAACTGGTTTGCTATTTTCATCATCGCCGATTTGCACCCATGGGTAATATGTAGCAGCATAAGAGCTATCGATCGCTTGTGTACGTGTAATATATGTATCACGTGAAGTTGTTTTTCCACCTAGATCCATAAGTAGGAAACAATCACCACGAGATTCACAAACACTAAGTGCTTGTTTAATTACGTATGATGAATTTCCATATTCTAAATCTGGTACGATAAGCATATTGAAATCATATTCATCCTGACTCTTTGTAGAATCAAGCGCTTTCTTAAACTCAACAGAGCCAGAAGTGGTTGCTAGTGTAAATGTTCGATCTTCACTAATTGGCTTACGTGGATCAAATCCATCAAATCCATCTTGGAAACCAAACATGAATTGTTTAGTACCGATTGCAGATGTTAATGAAATTGCACCTGTGTAAACACCTGAAGCATAGCCAATGCAATTGCTCAGCAAGAAATTTGACGAGTTGTTTGCTTTTGTTGTAGGCAGTGCATCGTTGAAGTTTTTCACATCATCATCTTCAAAATCAATTCCGTAGTAAGCACGAGAATTATAATCTGAATCATATGATTGTGATAATGCATAGACTGCATCTGGAGCTGTTGAATTATATTTCTTATAATTCTTAAATCCAAATGGAACAGCATCTTTTGGATAAGATGCAACCACCATAGATACTCTAACGTATTTAGAAATATTCTGGAAGTCGCCATTAACTGTTTTCTTACCAGTTGCTGCTGTTGTGACCGATTGATCTCCAATTCTCCGTGCAATGTAATTTGGTGAATCTGGATCAAGTGTTAGGTTGTTGTATGTTTCTAAGATAACAGGATTTGCATCATTATCTGAGTACTTACGGATAACTACACCAAATGAGCCATAGTCTGACCCTGGTACAGAACCACTTGCTTTAACAGCAAAAACACCAGCTTTGATCAATTGATTAGATTCAGTTCCGTCTGATAACATATGGAAGTTGAATAACTCATGATTTGTAGAGCCGAATGTTTGTGAAATTATAGTTGGAGATGTTCCGTGCGAATAACCTGTAGTTGTAATAATCGCTGAAGTTGAGCTTGAAACAGATCCTGTTGGCATTAATGCACCAATAGCAATTGAAGCTGAGATCTGAGTTTTGAAATATGTATCAAGGTAGAAATATCCAGGTCCTCTAGGATTTTCACCAATGATTTTTCCAACAAAGTTTGAGTCTGAAGGATTCATTGATACGCTTGTATATGTTGTTTCGTCTGCTGAGCAACTTAAGTGTAAGTCGAAAGCCGACATTGATACTTCAGATGTTGATCCAGTGACATCAATTATGAAGTCTCCAGATGCTGAAGCAGTAGGTCTGATAACTGCATGAAGTATGCTACCAGAACTTAATTCGCCAACTGTTGTGTATGAAAATGTTCCACCACCAAGTACTCTTGTAACGGTAAGTTTTCCAGAATTTCTTAAATATTCGTCAGCCAAATATGGTGTAAATAATTCTTCGTTTTTCCCGCCAAATACTTGTGTGAATTCATCATAGCTTTCAACAATAGTTGGTTGAAATGCAGGTCCGCTTTTAGTCCATCCAATTACAGCAGCGCCAATCTCTGAAAGGCCTCTACTGAAAAATGATAAATCATTTTCTTGGGTGAACACGCCAGCAGATATAATTTTTTCACTAGCCATTTGTTTTTCTCCTAATAAAGTTTAAAATTTTATAATATAATTATAAATATAAAAGAAAAAAGGCAAAAGGCGGTTACCGCACATTTATTTTTGAGGGTGTATATTTATACGAATTTTTCACTGAAGGAAAATTTAGCTGGAGTACGAACTTTTTTCACATTTACAATGTTGCTCTTGATATTTAGAGATAACAGGCAAGAAATAGTGAATGATGCTACATGTTCAAATAGCATATTGTCTGTGGCAATTTCATCAAGGTTTGAATTGTCTGAAAAGCTATCAATATTCATTCGCAATGTAAAACCGTCCTTAGTGACTATGTCTTGCTTACCATGATAGACAATAATCTGCTCAATGATTGAGTTACTAGTTTCCATATATTTTGTTTGAAGTGTAAATTCATAATCGATATCAACTGCAACAGGAGGTGAGACAAGCTTAACTTCATAGATTTCAGTTCCAGCAGGCTTATCTTTATAGCTATTTTCAGCTGATAATCTTTTTGAAACAGGTATCATAGTACTCTGATTTTTGTTATAAACAAACATGTCATTATTGGGAGTAATTGATCCTCGTCTTAATGAGGCTACAGGATAGATAGTTTCAGTCTTATCGTCTCGCTTTTCTCTTTGGCGTTTCTTTTGAAATCACCGTTCGGCCTGTGCTATGGTTGTTACAAGACTGACCTTTCGGTTATTTTCAACAGCAAATAGCTGAAGTGTCTCATTGAAATGATTCAACAGTGCCACATCAACAGATTCTAATTGTTGTTGGATAATAGGTAGATCACTATTTAATATCTTTTGTTGCTCTTGTCTAGGCATCGTATTTATCCCTATCTTCAATTGTTATTTCTGAAACACCAGCAGATTCTGCAGTAAGCTTGACATGCCAATTGTGATCAGGCTGTCCTTGGATAAACTGAGGTTTTACTATTGTTTGTATTTCAAAATACTGACTATCCCAATGTAAGTAATCACCTTCGTCAAAATAAAAGCTATTATCTAGTAGGTGTTTCTTTTGAATCGTGACTTCAAGACGCCTTTTCTGTTTGATTCCTGCAGCCGGCTCAACAGTTACTTCTGGATCTAGAATAGTAATCAATGATCATATCTTTATCCCTGGTTCAAATGTTTTATTTGAGCTCGAACCATAGATACCAGTGCTTGTAGCCGCTGCACTAATTTTGTACACAACGATGAACTGCTTAACAACATCTTCTATAAGTTCTTCATTGATTGAATTGAAAAATGCTTTTTCTTTATCTGAAAAATATATTGTCATTAATTACTCCTAATAGAAGATTGGTGATCCATGTGCCACTTTATTATTCTTGAATGATCCAAAGAATTCCCATCCTCTAAATCCAAAGTGAGCCAATTCTTTAGTCCACCATTTACCATAGTCTTCTAAAACTTTTTGATCGTTCTTTGTGAAAGGTTTTCCATCTTTCCGCTCAATCTCTAAAGGCACTTTGGCATATAAATCAGCTTCTGCTTTCTCATATGATTTCTTCTCACTTGCCGACATGTTTTTATCAAAAGGTTCTATTTTAATTTTATAGAACTTCTTCATATCATTTTCGTTCGATGCTTTTCCTTTGAATTCTTTAACAATGGCATCTTTCAAATCCTTTTTGCTATCGCCCTTTTTCATAAACACCTTGCCAGTCTCCATGGCAGTAACATCATCGCTAACTTTATCATTTGGTTTCAATCTTTTGATAAATTCTCGAGCCTGTTTTTCGGTTTTCAAATAAGGCACTTTGACCTCTAATAGTAGATCTCTTAATTTCATATTGTTATCCTATTCTTGGAAGCATTGGTATGTGCTTAAATTGATTTTCCATATGTTCCTGAAGTAATGCTTCAGATTCCATTAATTTTTCATTGCTCACACCTTCTAAGAATTCTTTAAATTGCTCAATCAGTGCTTCTTTCTCTGCCTGACCTTCACTTAGCAATGCATCGCCATCGAGAGTCACCTCATTTTCAGGAATATTAATAGAGGTAAATTTTGATCTGTTCCTTGCAAGCATTTCCTTACAAATTGCTAGTGTATATTTTCTAATTCATTGTTTTCCAGGAGAGTTGATTGATGTATACGGTAAGAATGAATATGGAATGTCAGCAGGACTAGAAATAACACTGTCTGTTTGCGACGATCTATCATCATCAGTAAATGGATCAAAGTTTATTCGATATCTAAAGAAAAGTTTTATTGCTTCAGTAGGAGTGGGTGTCAATCGTAATACATTATTGATAACTTCATGAGAATATCCTGACTTACGGATCATATCAGACAGCTCTACTGCCTGTGCTCTTAAAATATCTGAATATAGTGGATAAACTAAATATTGTGTCCCAGCGGTTCCGGCAACAGATCCCATTCCTGCAAATTCTGAATTAATCATTGCCTGTCCGGATCCATATGCTCTTCCTCTTTGAATAGCAGGCTGTCGATAGTGCCAAATTTCTTTAAGCTCAAGTCTTTGATTTGATTCTGAAGCAGAACCTCACAATGCTTGAACATCATAATACTGTTGATCTGCTACAAGATCGATTGAACCGGTCTTCCAATCATATACTCCACCAACACCAACTTCACTACCAATGATATTGTCTGAATATCTCTTTTGATACTCATATGAAGCTAGTGGATTTGTGTTAGTTAAATCAGATCCAGTTGTGAATCCTTTGAAGTTAAGCAATCAATCTTTGATCTGTGAATTATTAACCAATGTTGAATACTCACTGACGGCTTCTTCAAAAGCATTATATACTTCTGGAAATGTTAGCTCAACTTGCATAAGAACTCCACCCAGTCTGAATGCAACTCACTTTGCCGTTTGAGGTGCTTCAAGCTGAAATGTTACATCGTTGTCATAAATACCAAACGACGTTGATTCAGATACTGCTGGAGCAGACCCTGTAGTATTTATTAAATATCCTAGTGTTGTTGCCATCTATTTATCTCCTAATAGTCAAATCGACCTAATTCTTTTTTGCCGAATTTTGTGCCTGCAAGCTCTGTGTCTAGGTAATTCCTTATATGTGCAGGATTAAACATGTCACCTGATAAATTTTTATATAGTTTTCTTGTTACATCCGAACGAACCGAAACGGCTCCAAATTGTGGTCTACCTACTAGTGTAAATGTTCCCTTTACTTCTTTGTCAGACATATGACCACGAGTTTTCATTTTCTTTCTATCGGCTCGATTCAATTCCATATGTTCACCAGGGCGAACTTTTTCAGTGAGAGTTCCTTCAGACAATAATGCACCAATGGCTCACTGTCCCTTCTTGCCAAATTGAACAGCAATAGCATTATCTCATTTGTTAGCATTATCTTCAATATAACCAAATGCTTCATCTTTTGTTTTGAACATTTTATTAATTATATTTATACCAGTAACAGAATCTCAATCGCCAGTATAATGTGCATCAGGACCGTGATCTTTTTTAGCAGTATCGATCAAATCTTTTACATATTTCTTAACTTTTGATGCCGGTCCTTTTACTGTCTTTGCTGATAAATATCCACCCTCATTGAGAGTTCCTTCAGAAATTTTATCCTTATAGTTTTTCTTAAACCATCTACAAAATTTTCCAACCTCATAAAGCCCCATTTTACCACCGTCTAATAAGCCTATCCATTTCTTTATTATATCTTTATCTATGGCATTAATAGCTTTTTTATTTTTAAGCAGATCTGTGTCAATTCTTTTCATCATTGTTGTCATCATTGGCCAGTGGTCTTTCTTATAATAGTATAGAAAATTATTACAATCAGACATTATCTGCTTTAAGGGATCGTTTGTTGCTTCTGTTATCAGTTGTTTCAGTTTCATTATTTATTCCTTTTATAGCTTTTTGGCTAATCTTTCAATGACTTTTTTATCTTCAATGGGTATGATGTTTCATTGCATGTCATATGACGAGACATATTTTTGCATTTGGTTAACGATATTTTCAGTATAATTAACAAACGTTTGTTCAGCATCTGATAGTCCAGGAACCCTTCAAACTTCCTCACCGTCAGTAATATCTAGAAAAATTTTCTGATATTTCTTTGTTCACTTGGCTTCAGCAGCTCTCTCTTTTTTGACGGCAGCAATATGCTGTTTGTTCGTCATTTCCTTTTCCATTAATAACTTCAGCTTCACTATTTATTTCCCTTTATATGTCCCACTAGAATTTAATTCTTTTTGAGCTTTTTCTACCATGTGATTAATAATAAAAACATATGCATCCAATAGTTTTTCAACATCTTTTTGATTTTCATAAAGAATTGTATACCCGAGGCTCTCTTGTATTTTTGAAAGCGATCTATCCAATTGTTTATATGTCATTGTCTCGTATTTACTTGGGACATGACCATTTTTCTTGCCCTGGTGTTTGCCACCCTCATTCATCAATTGTTTCAGCTTCATTATTTATCCCCTTGGTGAGCCTTCAATGTTTCCCACATGACCTTTAGCATGTTCAACTGCTGATCCTTCAATAGATAATATTCACCGTGCTTAGATTTCTTAATCATGTCTTGAAGCTTCCTTACAAGATTTTTCTGAAGCTGCTCATGTTTCATGGTTCCCATATCTGGAACTTGGATCATTGCATCTGGTGGAGTCTTTTTATTCTTTTTAGGTTTTACTATGTCAACTTCATTCATTGATAGTTCGACAATCTCAATTCTATCAGCTGGCCACCATTTTTCTGTATGACCATCAAATCTTAATAAGTGATGTAAAACACCTTTGATCTTCTTTGTTTTACCCTTTACAATTTCAGCAGTACCAAATAGATCTTTTTTATTTTTGTCATCATAAGCGTGCCCTAAATCAACTTCTTTATATAATTGTTTCAGCTTCATGATAATTCCTAGTTGTACCAAACGGTTGTTTTGATTTCGACATAATAGTCAGTAATTTTTTCTTTTCTTTTGAAGTCTGCATTATATGGATCACCCACTATTTTTAATAATTTACGACTTACCATATATGAACTCTTTGCCTTGCCACCTTCTTTGGTTAGCCATTTTTCTAACTCTTTTTCTGACTTATTTGTTCTGATCTTATAATAGTCGACGCTTGTTCCTGTAGTAGCATAGGGTCCCGAGTTGTCACGCTTTAATGATCCACTATCAACAATGAAAAAACCATCGCTAGACTGCTTAATGAGATTTTCGCGATTCCATATGTCATGAATTTTTTG